GTCCGAACCTAAACGCTCGTGGAGAGGTAGGCTCTGGCCCGTTTCGGGTGAAACCCATGCCTCGATGAAGCAAGAACCTGCGGTGTGTCCTATAATTGGACACACTCAAGCAGGACAGTTAGGTAAGCCTGCCCCCAACTTCTATTGTTTAAGGCCACCCCCGTTCCACGGAGGTGGCCTTTGTCTTTTGCAACGACATACGTCGCAGTCGGCGAGATTTTCGTCGGGCGGGTGAACTTCAAGCACCCGGCCACGAATGAGCTGATACAGGTGCATTCGCCGACGATGTCGATCGTCACGCACGACGACCCTAGGGGCCTCGACGCCGAGAGGGTCATCCTGCCGCCCTCGCCGATGATGCAGGTGAGGGAGGGGGTCTATGTGCTCGGCGTGCGAATAGACTCGCAGTTCGAGATGTTCAAGACGTATTTCGTCAGCTATGACGCGGTCATACCGGATCCGGTAGACGGCTCACTGCTGTTCAGGGTGCACGAGGAGGAGAGGCTCCGCATAGCGGACTTCCGCACGGCGATACCGCACTATCACGTCTCGCCGACGGAGATCATTCTCCTGAGCTACTACTACTCGGACTACAGCGGGTGCGGATGCTGGGTTTTCCCGCAAGGCCCGTTCTTCGTGAACGGCGGAAGCGCGGGCGGGGCCGGCTCGTGCGGCGGCGAGTACCCGCAGTACCCGGACGGCAACACGAACCTGGGCTGCTGCAACGATTTCGGGATGAACTTCAGCCTTGAGTAGGGGGTAGGGTGTCGTACCACGTGGCATCGAGATTGGTAAAAGCCGCTGCGAGGCCGCCTGTCCTATTGGACGGCTCGATGACGTCCGGCGCCGGCGGAGCCGTGCGGGACACGGTCCGCCAGATGAGGTCCGCCAGGAAACGGGTGGCCGAGGTGATTGGGTTCGTGCCCTCGCGGGACCTCGCCGGGGTCAGTCGTGTCATCGTGGAGGCCGGCCGCGAGGCCCCCGCCCTGGAGGGCGAGGAGCTGCTGGTGGGTCCCAAGGTCGGGGTAGAGGAGACGCTCAGGCTGTTCGGCGGGAAGGCGTACGAGTCCTTGGACGAGCCGGAGAGCGGGAGGTGGCTGGACGTGTTCCAGCGAGAGACGAACGCAGGCAAGAGGGTTGTCACCGCCTCGGGTGCCTCCGCCAAGTTCGTGGAGGCGTATATGGACTTTCACCTGCGCCCGAGGAAGCTGCGCGGCGAGTCGCCGCTGATGTACGGGTTCTTCGAGAGGGTGTACGGCAAGCGCACCGACCAGTTGTGGGACATCGTGGGGAGATAGATGGCCATAGAGCTATACCAAGGCGAGTCGTCGAGTCCCAGCGATCTGGTGATAAAGTTCAGCCGGACGGAGAACGGCCAGAAGGTGTATATCGATCCGTACAGCGTGACGTACAGCCTGATGGACTCGACCACCGGGCAGGACCTCGGCATCGGCAGGCCGTTCAAGCTCCCGGTGAAGGTGCAGACCGGAATCTACTACGCGCCGTGGACAGTGCCGCTGGACGAGCCGGCTGGTCCGCATCGGGTTAGGTGGACCTTCAAGGAGTCGGCGTCGTCTCCGACCCAGGCCGTCTACACGGACTTCGATGTCAAGGCCATACAGCGGTGCGACGTCCCGGAGTTCGGCGACTGCATGAATGAGCTGATAAGGCAGTTGCGGATGCTGTTGCGGGACGACAACCCGGACAGAGACTACCATTTCCAGCCCCCGACCTCCGAGAAGGAGATAGCCGGGTTCACGCAGATACGCGGTTTCCGGTGGCCGGACGATCACTTGGCTGAGTTCATCCTCCTGGGGCTGGACGAGGTGAACGGCGGGGCACAGCCGCCGACGGATTTCGCGCTGGACGATCTGTGCTCCGGAGGGTCGGCGGCCATGTGGAGGCCTCTGGTCTTCATGTTCGCAAGGGCTCACGCGTTCGAGTCGCTATCCTCTCTGTGGATCAACGAGGAGTTCGACTACAGCCTGAACGGTGTCTCGCTGTCCATTTCGCGGTACGACAAGTACTCCTCGCTGGGACAGCAGCTTTACCAGTCGGCCAACGAGCGTCTCATAGAGCAGAAGAAGACCGTCAAGATAGTCAGGGGCTTGGCGCAGAGCAGATACACACTGAGCCGGGGAGCTGCGCTCGGCCCGTGGACGGGCGGCAGCGGGAACCTGCGGAGATGGTTCGTCGGGGCCGGGCAGCACTCCGGCTACAGGCCCGGCACAATGAGAGGTGGCGGCTTCTAGCTATAATCCCGGGGATTCGTTGGCCTCCAGGAGGAGGGATGGCGTGGACTGGACCATTCCCGACAACTTCGACTGGCGGCTGTATCACGAACTGAACCCGGCGGAGTACGACTGGCCGATGGTGCTGGGTCCCCCGGGAGAGTGCCGCGATAGGGTCGCTGAGCCACATCCAAACATCCGCGTGGGTTCCAGCGTGACCGCCATACCCGCCGACACCGATCTAGTGATCAACGCCGCAAACGACTGCCAGAAAAGACGGGACGTCGGCGACAGGGAATACATGTGGTTCCCGCTCACGGACCCTTTCTCCCAGAAGTCGCCCAAGCTGTTCGCCAAGGCCGTCCGGGCCGTCGTCGAGGGCGTATGCGATTCCCGCACGATATTCCTGCACTGCCTGTGCGGCGTGAACAGGAGCGTGAGCGTCGCCGCCGCCGCCGCCGCGATCATACGAGACGAGGGCGTCGTGGATGTGCTGGTGGAGATGTCCGAGCAGAGGCCGGAGGTCTACCCCGACGAGGCGTACATAGTGTTGGGGCAGTGGCTCAACGGCGAGCTTCCGGACATAGGCGTTTTATGAAGTTCTTGCACTCCCCGAGAGGCGATGGGCGACAGTTCCAAGGACATCATACGCAGGGCAATACAGCACCTGGACGCTAGGCGCGACGAGGAAGAAGATCGCATACGCGCCGCGGTGCGCAAGAAGGTGACCGGAATAATCACCGACCTGTCGGATGTCAGGGAGGCGTCCAGACACACGGACGACGAGCTGCTGGACCTGGCCATCAGCGCGGCAGGGGAGTACGCGTCCATGTCCGACCGTACGGGCGTGTACGAGCGTGTTCTGGAGGAGCTCGACACCGCCGGGTGCGACCGACCGAGGTCATACCACATCCTCGCCCGTCTGGCCGACGAGGTCGACTCCATGCTGGAGCGCAACGACATCGAGAGGCAGACGGATAACCCGCAGTAGTCATGGTTTGTTGATGTTTGACGCCCCCCGCAGGCTCGGGAGGATCCGATGGGAGAGTCCAGGGCGAGCGTGCCCTCATATGGCGCGTACATCCCCCGAAACGTGATAGTAAGCCACCCCGCCATCCGCGGGGCGCTTGACCTGCGCTGGGACGACGCGTCCCATGTGGATCCGTCCATAATCGGGTACAACATCTACCGCAGCCAAGTCGAGCTGGTCGAGACGTTCCGCCGCATCAACCGGGATTTGGTACAGGCGAACTTCTACCGCGACGGCATCCGCGACGATGTGATTGTCGAGGATGTGAGTGACCAGTTCGCGAGGGTAGAAGGCCATTTCGGCGATCCGAACGACAGGTTCGATCGGGTGGGCATCGACACCTCTCGCTGGATCATATCGGATCCGGACGAGATTCTGAGCCAGCAGACGAATCTCCGTTTCCGCGACAAGTTCGGGTTGGACCGGGTCGCGTACGTGGACAGCAGGTTCCTGCTTGAGGGCGACTTCGACGCCGAGGTCTCGTATCGGGTCCGTAGGCTCGACGAGATTGAGTCCGGCGAGTCCGGGGGGTTTCTGTGGGTGGCGCTGTCGGGGAACGGCGGCGTGAGGATGATAAGGCGACGGACCGTGTCAGACGACGGGATGGCCGTCGAGAGGGTCGCAGCAGACGGCACGGTGGCGACCTTGGCCTTCCGTAGCGCGGCGGACCTCGCCGCTGGCCGGGACATCGGGAAGATGCGAATCGTCCGGTCTGGCAGGGACTTCACCTTCGCCTATGACGACGGCGACGAGGCAGTGCTCCTGCACACGGAGACCGATGTCGGGGACGAGATCGCCATGGTCAGGATCGGGGGCCAGAGTGGGAGGAACGACTCCGTCGGCTCGGCGGACACATTCTTCGAGTTCGCCGGGTGGGTGGTGCATGAGGCCACCGCCGTCAAGGCGTGGGTCTCGCCCGACCCGAACATGTGGCTCCGGGGAGGCGAACAGAGTCCGCCAGATCAGCTCGTGCCGGACTCGGCGTTCATAATCAGCCTGTGCCACGCTCCGGTCGTGGACGACCGCGGCCAGAACCGCGCGACAGACGACACGAGCCAGATCAAGGTGATGGTCGATGGCCGCGAGGCGGAGGTCATGGTCCTCAACGGCACCCAGGGCCGCGTGGCCGTCGCGTCCTTCCCCGTGTACGACGATGTCCTGAAGAGGTGGGCCGACAGGCCGCTGCCGAACTTCGGGAGCCACGTGACCGTGGAGTACCGGACAAACACGAACACGGCCGACACCACGCTGGACAGGAAGCTTTTCTATCGGGTCACCGCCGTGTGCGAGGACGCGGACGGGAACCGCAGGGAGACGGAACTATCCAAGGCCCCCGCCGCCCGGCTGGGCGGCGACGGGATGACGTACTATTGGGAAGAGGCCGTGCGCCGCAACAAGTGGATTCTCGAGCAGGGCGGACACAGAGCGCAGCTCTACATCGCCAAGAAGGTCGGCGAGAAGTGCCCCCTGTGCAAGGAGGTGGAGCACACCCACAACCACCCCCGCGCGGATTGCAGGACATGCTTCGGCACCGGGTTCGTCGGCGGATACGAGGGTCCGTACGACGTCATAATCTCGCCGCCCTTCGCCGAGACCAAGGTCGAGCACGGCGAGAGAGGGTACAGGTTCATCAAGCAGCCGGAGGTGTGGATGACATCCACGCCGCTTGTTAGCCAGAGGGACTTCATGTTCCTCCGGGACGGCAAGTGCTACGCGGTCGGGCCGATAACCCAGGTGGAGGTGCGCAACCACACGGTCCTACAGCAGCACTTCTCCATAAGCGCCCTGGACAGCGGCGACACCAGGTACGCCTTCGTGCGGAGGGAGTCCCTGGCCGACAGGCTGCCCACGGAGGAAAGCGAATCCCTCAAAGGTACGGACCAGCATCCGCAGGGCAAGGAGATCAGGCAGGACGGCACCAGCCGCAACCACAGCATCAGGAAGACGCCGGGGGACACCACGTTCGAGAACCACCTGTACTAGGCCCGGCAAGGAGGGAAAATGGCTGACGTCTTCACGCCGCTGACAAGACGACTGAACAGGGGTCCAGTCGCCAACCACGACGCCACGCAGTTGCGCCCGACATCCCTTCCGCCGAACTCCATTCCGCCGGCCGGGCAGTCCTTCATGGGCCCGATAGACGTCAGGCAGCCGCTGTGCCCGCAGGAGGTGGGGGGCCGGCCCGTGCCTGACAGGATCGCCAGGCCCAACGACGACGTGACGGACAACGTGCTCATCAGCCCCGGAAGGCAGACGATCGTGTTCCAGGAGTCCCAGTTCGACCTTTACCCGATTTACTCTCTGATTGCGATACAGAGGGACAGGGACGATCGCGCCCATTTCGACAACAACCTGCGCAGCCCGCAGAAGACAGTCGGGTTGCCCAACTGGATGTCCCTGCCGCGGATCGAACCGATAAAGGATCCGCCGAGGAAGCAGCCGTCATACGGCCACATCCAGGTTCCGAACGACCTGCCGCAGAAGGAGACCAAGGGTCCGCAGCCGTGCGTGGGTCGGCTCCTGCGGATCGACACCGGGCCCGCCAAATCGTTCGCCAAAATCGCCAGGGAGTTTGAGGAGTTCGAGGGCGAGTCGTCCGGCTCCGCCACGGAGGTCACACTAGAATCCGGCGGAGGCGATGTTTGCGGGAACTCACCGTAGCCATTCTGGTGGATAGGGACGAACCCGATCCGGCCCCGCTCGTGCGGGGGTTGAGGGGCATCGGTGCGAGGTCCGTACGGGTGGTTCGAGACGCCAGGGAGTTCGTTTCGGCCGGTTGCCCGGCAACCGTGCTCGTCGCCCTCTGCCCCTCGTGGGCGATATACGACGCCATGTGCCATGGCCTGATCGTGGCGACATGCCAGCAGAATAGATTCCTGTGGCACATGAACAACTCCGTGAGGGTGCCCTCGCGGGGGATGATACCCGCAGCCCTGAAGCGGTTAGTGGACAACGAGTACTTGGCTCAGATCATTCGCGGGCAAGCCGAGAGGATTCGGCTGCGATGCGGCCGGAAGGAGTTCTCTGAGAGCTTTGCCACCCAGCCGCCGCCACCCCCGGCCGCCCCCGCCGACTGCCGTCAGCCAGCGCAGGAGCGCCCCGAGCCGGAGCGGTCGCAACCGGTCCCGATACAGAATCCGCTGCCGGAGGAATCGAAGGTGTCGGTGGTCATGCCCTGCTACAACGACGAGAATGTCATAGGGGACTCGGCAAGGTCGGTCCTGGCACAGGCATGGCAGAACTTGGAACTCGTCATAGTGGACGACGGGAGCACTGACGGGACGCGAAACGAGATTGCGAAGATAGCGGACTCCGATGACCGCGTTACGGTGTCGTACAAGCCGAACGGCGGTCCATCGAGCGCCAGGAACTTCGGGCTGAACCTCGTCGATCCGGAGTCGGAGTACATCGCCTTTCTCGACAGCGACGACGCCTGGGACAGGGAGTTCCTCTCCAAACTCATCCGCGCCCTCCGGGCGGCCCCACCCTCCGTGGCTTTCGCGTACTGCAACAGCGAGGTGTCGCTGGACGGCGAGTTCAAGGAGGTGGCCGGGGTCGAGTATAGCTGGCCGAAGCTGATCAACGGCTGGGGCATAATACCGACCGGGACATTCGTACTGACGCGGGAGGCAATCGAGGTGGCGGGTCCGTTCGACGAGGAGATTGAGCGGGGCGAGGACCTGGAGTGGATGTGGCGGGTGGGGCTTCACTGGGATTTCGTGCATGTCGACGAAACGCTGCACCGATACCAGAGGGAGAGTGGCGGACAACTGGCGACCTCGCCGGTGAACATAGAGCTGCTGGAGAGACGGCGAAGGGAGTGCTTGTCCCTGAGGGGTCCCTCCGACGCCCCCGTGAGTCCCGAGCGCCGGCCCGGGGGAACCCGCAGCAGCATAGCGTCCGGGCGAAAGAGAGGTCCGCAGTGAGGGGCAAGGCATACATACTCTTCATCACGCACAACAGGCTCGGCTTCAGCAGGATAACACTGCCGCACCTGCTGGAATCCGGCGGATACCACAACTACACCGTGTCGGTGGTGGACAATGCTTCCACGGACGGAACACGCGAGTGGCTGGCGGGCCTGACCCACCCGAGGTTGAGGGGGATAACCTTCAACGACGAGAACCTACCGCTGCGGGAGGTCACGAACAGGTTCTGGTCCGAGAGCGCGGACGCCGAGTTCCTGGGGAAGGTCGACAACGACACCATCATTCCGGTGGGTTTCATCGGACAAGCCGTCAAGGCGATACTGAATCCGATCAAGATGGGCGCCGTGGGGGCCATGCACTTCGAGCCGACCGACGCGATGTCTGTCCGGACGAGCGCCTTCGCGCAGAATCTGCGGCGGCTGCCGAACGGCGCGAGAATCCTGCTGCAAAGGCACTTGGGCGGCTGCTGCTACCTGATCCGATCGTCGGTGGTGTCGCGGCACGGCTATATGCAGGACGCGGGCTACATGAAGGGCGGCTGGACGGAGTACCAGTGGAAACTGTCTCACAACGGCTACCCGGCGGCCTACCTGTACCCGTTCATGTTCGCCAAGCACCTCGATGATCCCGGATTCCGCATAACTGCGGCGCAGCTTGGAGAGAAGATAGCGCCAGAGGATCCGGAGGATGTTTTCCGGGCGAAGGAGAGGAAAAGCGTGGCAGACCTGCTCTCGGACGCATCCGTGAGCGGGCTACTCCCGAGGTTCAGGGGCTGATGCAGAACGCGTGCGACATCGTGATGCTGACGATGAACAACTACCAGTTCACGGAGGCATGCCTGCGCAGCCTGTTCTCGTGCGACGCGGGGTTTCCGTTCAATGTGCATGTCTTCGACAACGCGAGCAGCGACGGCACGCCGGACAACCTGATCCGGGATTTCCGCGGCAAGTTGAGGCTGTGGCGCAGCGACAGCAACCTCGGATTTTCGGGCGGAAACAACAAGGTGCTGGAGAGGACGAAAAGCAGGTTCGCCTGCCTCCTCAACAACGACACCATCGTCACGCCCGGCTGGTTGGGGGAGATGGTCGCCGCAGCCGAATGCGGCCGCCGCGTCGGGGTGGTCGGTTCCCGTGGGAACAACGCGAACCCCGAGGGCAGGCCCGAACAGGCGGTGGATCTGGACATAAGCCCGGGTCAGGTAGGCGCCGCCGAGGAGTTACAGCGGGCCGCCACGCGACTGTCCAGGGCGCAGCCGCGGTTCAGCGAGGCCGCCAGTGTCGTAGGCTACTGCATGCTCCTGAGACGCTCGATGCTTAACAGGATAGGCTTGTTGGATACACGGTTCTGGCCCGGAAACTTCGAGGACGATGATCTGTGCCATCGGGCTAGGGAGGCCGGGTACAAGATAGTTATCGCCAACCGGAGCCTGGTGTACCACTTCGTGTCATCCACCATGAAGTCGGCCACCAGGTGGAGGCACATGTTCCGCGTGAACCGCGGGCTGTTCCGCTCCAAATGGGTAGAAACCGGAAGGGAGGCTGACATAGGCAGCCGCCCCCGGCCTAGGCTCCGGCTGGCCGTGGAGATGCCTCGCAACCGTGCCGCAGCGCACAGGGCCTTGGCCGTGTGTGACGAGCTTCGGCTTCGCGGGTGCCTTGTGCACACCTTTGGTCCACCCACGGACTCACCCCCGCCGGATCGCATGGTGCCCCATGTGGCGTCCCAGTCGCCCGAGAGAATGTACGCCAGCAGTGCCGTGGTGCTGCATCGACAAGGCCCGCCGGAACTACAGGATGGGAGGGCCCATGTCAGGTTGGCGTTCGACGGCAAGTATAATCCGTCGAAGCCGTCGCGGCAGCTCGTGATCGGGCGCAAGGAGGACTGGCGGTTCGCGCCGGACTTCGTATCCGTCCGATGGTCGGGCGAGCACCACAGGGCGCTGCGGGAGGGGGCGAAGAACCGACCCGAGATGTTCCACGAGATGGTGGACAAGATTGAGGATCACCTGCTCCGCCTCCAGGAGAAGGCATGCGAAGAGACACCCTCATAGTCATACCAGCGTCGGGCAACGCCGATTACACCGCCTTGGCGGTGGAGTCGGTGAGGCGCAACACCAGCGGCGCGATGGTGGTGATTGTTGAGACGGATTCGAGCGTCGTCTGGGAGGAAGCGGAGGACTTAGCCGTACTCCGGCTGGGCGCGTTCGAGTCGTTCAGCGACAGCGTGAACAGGGGCATCGAGTTCGGCCTGGCGAAGCTGGACTTCGAGTACATCGTGCTCCTGAACAACGACACGGTGCCGGCGAAGGGGTGGCTCCCGCCGCTCCAGCAGGCCCTAGACGACGGCTTCTGCGTGGCGGGTCCGGTCACCAACTCCTGCGGGCACGGCGAGCAGGTGGTGCATCCGGCGTTCTCCTGCACGGAACCCAGCGAGGTCAACCATGAGGCGATGGACAGGTTTGCCGACTCCCTAGAGCCGTCCAGGTCACCCGTCTTCGCCGTCGTCGGCATGTGCATGGCCTTCAGGTCCGACCTGCTGGGGTCCATAGGCATGCTTGACAGGAGGTTCCGCGTAGGGAACTTCGAGGACAACGACTGGTGCCTTCGCGCGTCCGAGGCCGTCGACAAGGGGTGCTGCGTCTGCCGGGACTCGTTCGTCTGGCATTTTGGGTCGGCGACGTTCCGCGAGTCGGGGTCGTTCGCAGACGCCATGGAGTCCAACAGGGTCCGTTTCGAGAGGAAGTGGCTGGGCAGGGCCGACATCCCCAAGAGGCACAACAACTCGATCTACCGTACGCCACGGGTGCCCATCTCGCTGTCGCCGATGCCGGGCGACCCCGACGCGACATCCGCAATCGAGCGAGTGGCGTCGGAGATGCGGGCGCGCGGGCTGACAGTGGGCGATGGGCCTGACATACCGATAGACACCCGAGCCGTGCCCGAGGGGGGTTCGGACCGATTTTACGAGTTCTGCGATTCGGTCGAATGGGCCGCCGTGGAGGCCGCCCTTGAGGAGTCGGTGTCCGGCAGGCCGGATATATCGGTATGCATGATCGTGAAGGACGAGGAGACGGTGCTCGACAGGTGCCTCAAGTCCGTCGCCCCGCTAGCCAAACAACTGGTGGTGGTGGACACAGGTTCGACGGACGCCACGGTAGCCATAGCCAAGCGCAACGGCGCGGAGGTGTACCATTACGCTGCGGACGGACCCTTCAACTTCTCCGCTGCAAGGAACCTTTCCCTGTCCAAAGCCAGATGCGGTTGGGTGCTCGTTGTCGATGCGGACGAGTGCCTCCTGCCGGCGGATGTGTCCGCCATCAAATCGACAGTCGTGTCCGGCAGGGAAGCGGCATACATGATCTCGACTCGCCTGTACCAGGATAACCCCAAAATCGAGGGCATCGTGCCGAACGACGGGATGCACCCCGACACGACGGACTATTGCGGTTATGTGCTCAGCACCAAGGTGAGGCTGTGGCCGCGGGAGTCCGGGCTGGAGTTCCGTAACGAGGTGCATGAGACCGTGGAGCAGTCAGCCGTCGAAGCAGGACTCGACTTCGGGCAATGCGAGGCGATCGTGCATCATTTCGGCGGCAGGAGCCTTTCGGAGAAGGACGGCCTGTATGCCGAGCTCGGATACGAGAAGGCCCGAAACGATCCCTGCTATAGGACATACAGAGAGCTTGGGCTGCAACTCTACAGGATGGGCAAGTTCGACGAGGCGGTCGCCGCGATGCGCAAGGCGATCGAGTTCCAGCCCGGAGACGTGGAGTGCACGGTGCTGCTGGCCGCCAGCCTTTCGGCCAGCGGTGACGAGGGGGCGGCGAAGCAGGCCGAGGAGGCATACCTGTCGGCGCTGAAGTCCGACAGGGACAGCGAGTTGGCCAACAGGTACTACGCCACATTCCTCAACCAGCAGGGCAGGTACAAGGAGGCGCATTGGCACTACAGAAAGGTCTCCGACCGCGCGAGGCAGGCGGGCGACGTCAAGACGCTCTGCGATTTCGCGTATGTGTGCCAGAATCTAGGCCAGCCGGACGAAGCCATCGAGCTGCTAGAAGCCGCTTCGCGGGTGAACCGACAGTACGTGTGGTCCACAGGTATGCTTGAGTGTGCGTACCACATGTCCGGCGTGATGGCGGGCAGATCCGGAGACATGCCCAAGGCATCCTCGCGGTTCAGGAAGGCCCTAGAGATCAACCCCGATTTCGCCGAGGCCAGACACAACCTTGAGATCGCGGAGCGGTGGGCCGCCGCAGACCGCCCCGGCCCCGCTTTGTAATGTATTACCGATTTTGTGCTGTCTGAGTGACCGGGAAAGCCGCATGCGAAGGCGCGGAAAGTGTGTTCGGGCGGGGTTTGCGCTCGAGGAGAGGCTGACCAACGGGAGAGTTCCGGCGATGGCCAAGGGCTTGACATATGTGGTTGTCGCAGCAGGTGGACTCAGGGTGAAATCCCTCAACACCTTCTGGGCGCACGGGCAGTATGTCGAGATAGACCCCTCCTTCCTGGCGGTGTGCGACGAGCTGAGGGAGCGCATCACCCAGAAGTTGCTGGTGCCAGTGAGCGCGAACTCCGAATACCGCCAAGGCGGACCAACCGGACTCGTGCCTTCGGGGGACGAGATGGCCTCCCTCCGCCGCGGCGCGGCCGCAAGAGGACGAGCCCCCGTGGTGGTGAACAACATCAGCCTGGACAGGGACCAGGTCGTGAGGGATCACCTGAGCGGGAAGAGCATCAAGGCCATGGCCAGAGAGGTCGCGGCCGAGGCGTCGGGGCGAGGTGGCTTCGAGTTCGACGACGGCATCATAGAGAAAATAGCCGCCCGCGTCGCCGCCATGCTGCCGGCCACGGACCCCGGCGGCGGGCCGGACAAGGATTCCGAAGGACGGATTGCGGCCAAGGTGGCGGAGATGCTCCTGCCTGCCATACAGGCGTCGGGCCGAGGCCAGGGCGGCATGGCTGGTGAGGAGCCGCAGCGGAAGAAAGGCGTCATCGAGGTAGAAGTCGACACCGCGCCGCTCCCGGATATGCGGAAGTCCCGCGAGGACGTCGAAGTCAATCTTGGGGACGACCTCGCCAACAGATCCACCGGGGACAGCGTCGAGGAACAGGTGGCGGACATCGAGAGAATACTGAGGGAGCGGGACAAGGAGGAGCAACCATGACGGAACAGGCAAACCAGGGAAACAGGCCAGCGCAGGGCGGGAAGCCTCAACCCCCAGCCCAGAGGCAGCCAGCCCCGGCCCAGCAGCCGGCCCCTGCCACAGAGGTCGAGTTCTCGAAGCCCGCCCCGAACCCGACGGCGCCCCAAGGCTCCGCGACGCCCGGCACCGGGCTGGACATAGGGACGATGTTCGTCGTCGGCGCCAAGGACATTGGCGGGAAAGCGCATTTCGCCAGCGTACGGGACGCGTTCTTCACGCTCGAATACAACGACTTGCTCGTCGACATGATGAAGAAGGCCGGCGTGGACCACATCCGGCGAGGAGACGAGATAGTGGTCGTCGGGGACAAGTCCATCGAGTTCGCGAACACCTTCCGTGCGGAACTCAGGCGGCCGTTGCAGGATGGCGTGATCAGCCCTAGGGAGAAGGGGGCGTTCGGGATTATCGAGATTATACTGGAGAAGGCAATCGGCAAGGCGTCCAAGAAAGGCGAAACCTGCTGCTTCTCGGTGCCGGCCGAGGCGATCGACAAGGAAGACAGCAATGTGGTCTTTCACCAGGGCATGTTCTCCCAGTTCGTGGAGAACATCGGCTACTCTCCCAAGCCGCTCAACGAGGCCGAGGCCATCGCGTACTCGGAACTCACGGGGGACAAGCTGACGGGCCTTGCTCTCTCGTTCGGCGCGGGGATGGTGAACGCGTGCTTCATCATGCTCGGCGTGCCCTACCTCAAGTTCGCGGTAGCGAGGTCCGGTGACTGGATCGACAGGATGGCCGCAGGCGCGTGCAACTCAACCGTCGCCGCCATAACGGCACTGAAGGAGTCCGGCGACGTTGATCTGGTCAGCCCCGACGGTTGGGAGCAGAACGCCATAGCGATGTACTACAACGCGCTCATCAAGTACGTCGTGCTCAACCTGAACAGGCAAGTGGAGGAGGAGAAGCTTCCGAGGCTGAAGGATCCCATCAAGGTCGTGATCAGCGGGGGGTCGTCCCGCATCCGCGGGTTCAAACAGGCGTTCGAGGGCGAGTTCAGGAAGCTCGACTGGCCGTTCGACATCTCCGAGATTGTAATGGCGAAAGACCCGATGAACGCCGTCGCGAACGGCTGCCTGGTCGCGGCCAAGCTGGCGGAGAAGGGATAACAGGGTGTCGCACGGGGCGTTCTATCACCGCGGCCCTGCCGAGGTAAAGAGGTTCATCATCGAGGCGCTGCAAGAGCACTTCGCCGAGCACCCCGTGTACGCGGACCCGGACGGCCCGGGGCTGCTCGTGCGGAACAAGTTCTCAAGGGACGAGAGACACAAGAGGCAGATCGTCGTCACCACCGCCGCCTCGTCCCCCCAGAGGCTGGGCCTGTCGGCGGACTTCGGCGGCCAGGTCCACGGCTCCGTGGTATTGGCGAGGCTGAGGGGCCGCAAGGGCACCGCGCTGGAGTGGGTCGGCGAGAACCCGGTGGAGAAGGCCAGACCCCGCCCCGGCATCTACCTCGTCGAGATGGAGTCGGACACCGAGTTCCGGATCACGCCCCACTACTCCGTTAGTCACGAGATACTTTACCCCTATGTGGATCGCGCGGACGGCGACAAAGTCAAGGCCACACTGGCGAACAAGCCCGTCGAGGCCCTCAGCGACTTCATCCTGCTGGACGAGCATCTTCCGCTGGAGCGGGACAAGGACTACACGATCGACTATGCCAGCGGGGTCGTCACATTCGAGGCTCCCATCACCGACGCTCGCATGATTTCGGCGGAGTACCGCTGGGTGGGTGAGACAGGCGAGCCGTGTTGCATGACGGGGAGGCACGTGTACGACATAGCCGCCTTGCCCGGCATCATCCTGTGCTTCGGCCGCAGGGTGCAGGCAGGCAGCCAGCAGGCCATCGTGGTGATGGAGTCCCCGGAGCACATCGCGGACTTCTGGACGGGACGGTGGACGGTTAGCGTTACTTTGGACATCTACACGCAGGATCCTATCGAGCAGGACGAGCTGGCCGAGGAGGTGGCCCAGGTATTCTGGTACTGGAACGTCGAACGGTGGGCGGACCAAGGCATGGCCTTGGTGGATCCGCCGGACATATCCGGCGGCACGGAGACCCCGGAGGACGAGATTGCGGACGAGTACAGCTTCGGGAACAGCATCGGCATGACCGTCGTGGTGGATTGGGAGGCCTTCGTGCCAGTGCTCAGGACGCTCAGAACGGTGAATGTGTCGGGCTACCACGTCTCGCCGTACGATCCGCCCGCAGACGCCCTGAAGAAAAGCCAGTCGGCCCGTCCGGACGGACAGTTCGGGAACATCGTCGACAGGCGGACCCTGCCCGGACAGGGCGTGCAGCCCGTGCCGGATATGCGGGGCTACTTCGCTGGGCTGTACGATCCGAGGCTGACCCAGCTTTACCGGGAACTGCTGGATTTCGACGCCTCGCAGGCATCGAAGGCCCTGATCCAATTCTACGGGTCGGTGGATCCCGCGAACCCGAGCGCGCCCGACTCTCCGGTGAATCTCCCCGAGGTGGTTCCCGTGTCGGAGTTCGCCGATCCACCGGCTACTCCGGGCGGCGTGCCGTCGGAACCCGGCGTCTTCTCGGAGGAGGGCGTGATTTCGCTGGACCACCTGCCGCCGGAGCTGAAAGACGAGTTGAGGCGGCGGACGCGGGGGTGACCTTATTTCGTTTTGCGTCGGCCTGTCCAGGGCGGTCCGGGCGGAGGCCCTCCGGCGCGTTTGATACTGTTTTAGGGCCGACGCGAGGGCTGCATCCTAAGAAGGTTCGTTGCGCCAGGTAGGCAGGGGCGAACCGGGCAGGTACGGGAGGCTGGTCGACGTGAATTGGAGGCGATAACATGGCTGGACCTTTTCAGAGCTATGCACCCCCGGGGGTATACACGAGGACGTTGCTCGACCCCGCCGTGGTTGCGCTAATCGGGAACCTTCGTATTCCTGCCGTGATCGGGACCGGGGAGGAGAGGCTGCGTGTCGATGACTGGCAACTGGTCAGAGGCTCCAGCAACCTCGTGGACCTGCGCGCGTTGAACGAGGACGTCAGCAGCCAGCTTGACGGTACGAACAACAGGTTCGTCACCAAGCACAGGCCGATTGTGACCGGCCAGAACGCCGGCGAGACGACGACCAACGTCAACGATGTCGAGGTGTTCGTCAACGGCAAGAAGACCCCCGTGCTTCAGGTTCGGGGCGAGTCCGGCCTCGTCATCATGCAGAGCATCCCGTTCGAGGACGACATCGTCACAATCAACTACTACTACATCCTGAAGGACGCAAGGGAAGAGGGCGAGGATGTGAGCGACCAGTTCTCCCGCAACACGGGCGGAACCGGAATCTCGTATCTCGGCTCCCCGATTCCGGGTGCCTCCGAGCCGACCCCCGACGCCCACACGCACACGGTCATTCTGGATGTCTCCGGGAACGGCACCACGTCGGTCGGTCCCGACGGTCACTGGCACGAGGTCGTCAACAACGCTGTCGGGCTTCCGATTGACCCCGAGACCGAGCTTCCGATCCAGGAGCACCACATCCACGACATCGTCAGCAGGTCGTTCGCCAACAACAGGACGCTTTACACCGCCCACGCCCCGATTGTGGACGGCAGTAACGGCGGCCGCACGACCACGAATCCGGTCGATGTCCAGGTGTTCGTGAACGGCGACGCAGTCAGGGTGGTGGATGTCGATGGCGCCGAGGGCGCCGTCACGCTGCGGGACGCGCCGTCGGCCACCGACACGGTCACGGTCAACTACTACCACAACACGTTCGCCAACACCTGCGACGACCTGCCGTTCCCCGACCCCAACGAGGTCATCCGGTGCGGCATCGCGCCGGGCAGGCTCGACTACGAGGAGGGCGTGGACTTCACCATCGTCGGGAACCAGATTTGCTGGGGCAACGCCGCGACAATCCGCTCCGGGCTCCACACGCCGGGGTTCGAGTTCTTCGACGACACCCAAATCCAGACGACCCTCGTGGACGAGAGGATTTGGCGGGAGGATGTCAGCGCCCAGATCAAGCCGGGCAACAACATCTTCACGGCGAAGTACACCCCCATCGTGAACGGCGACGGCCGCGGCACCATCACGGAGGACCCGCAGAAGGTCATTGTGACGGTCAACGGCGTCGCGGTCCCGGCGGTCCGCATCGACGGCCGCGAGGGCAAGATTTACCTCAACATCGTGCCGGTGCCGGGCGACGAGGTCCTCGTCACATACTGGCGGAACACGATTGCGGATGACGTCTACGAGCTCGAGGTCACGCAGGCGGGCGGAGCCGGCAGCGGCAAGTACACCGTCACCAGCATGGACCTGGGTTCGGTCGGAAGGTGCGATGTCGTGCCCGCGAGCTTCTCCGGGTTCGATGTTCCGCTGTTCCTCGCCGCGGGCGGCGAGGTCTTCTTCCGCACGGGTCCGATCGCGGGCAAGGGCTTCGCGGTGGACGAGTATGTCCGCATCACGTTCACATACGGCGAGAAGTTCGTAGTCGAGTCCTTCGAGGACGAGTTCCTGACGATTCCGAAGACCGGCGGCAGCGGCACCGGGCTGACGAACACAGGGCGGACGAACTCGACGTACATCGACTCCGTCACGGGTCTCCAGTTCACGATCAACACCATCGGCGACCCGGTCGTCCCGGCCACCGGCGGCATCAAGCCCGGCGCGTCCTTCGTCATGCGGTGCGTGGCCCAGGGCGAGTTCACGGCCGGCACGCGGTTCAACAGGCAGATTCCTGGAATCGTGTTCACGGTGTCGAACACGGAGGACATCAACGAGAGGATCGGCAGTTCGCCCGGCGACAAGGCCACCATCTCGACATTCAAGAGGGAGGGCAACGAGCCCGCCGTCAGCGACTTCTACTACATCTCGTACTGGTACGACAAGCAGGACTACTCCTGCAAGCTGTTCACCCAGTTCAACGACGTGGTGGCCGAATACGGCGAGCTGAAGCCGAAGAACCACCTGACCACGGCGGCGTTCCTGATGTTCCTGAACGGGGCGGTGGCTCTGCTCATGTGCCAGGTCAAACGGCAGCCCGGGCTGGGGATTGCGGCGTCGTCCTCGTTCCTTGAGGCGTTCGAGGAACTGAAGAAGCCGCAGGAGTTCGGCATCAAGCCGGCGGTGATCACGCCGCTGACCACCGACGACACGGTGCTCAACGCCCTGATGCTGCACAACGACATCATGTCGTCCATGCGGTTCCGCAGCGAGCGGATGACCATCTTCGGCGTCCCGGTCGGCACCGAGCCGAACGAGGCGGCCGAGAAGGCGCTCTCATACAAGAACGAGCGCATGACCATGGTCTACCCGGACGGCGCGGTCATCGGACTCCTCGACGAGGAGGGGACCGAGATTGAGCATGTCGTCGGCGGCGAGTACCTTGCCGCGGCGCTTGTCGGGCTGAACGTGTCCCCGGCGTACGACGTGGCCACGCCCATGACCAGGAAGACGCTCGCCGGATTCAAGCGGCTCTTCCGCAAGATGGACGAGACCACGATGGACATCGTGGCCAACTCGGGCGTGACCATCATCGAGGACACCAACCCGGTCCTGCGGGTGCGCCATTGCCTGACGACGAACATGACCAGCGCGTTGACGCGGGAACTCTCGATCCTCACGATCAGGGACTACGTGCAGCAGGCGATGAGGTTCGCCCTGGAGCAGTACATCGGGCAGAAGTACCTCGCCAAGCTGAACAACGACATCGCCATCACGGCGAACTCGGTCATGCAGCAGTTGATCCAGAGGGAGATCATCGTCGCGGCGACGGACGCCAGTGTGCAGACGGACGCGGCTGACCCGACGATGGCGTTGGTGGAGATTTCGTACTCTCCCGTCTTCCCGCTGAACTACATCCAGGTCACGTTCAAGCTGCGAGGCAGGCTGTCGTAGACCGGGGCGGGCGGCGGATCATGTGAGGAGTGAGGCGAACGGGGGCCGCAAGGCCCCCGTTTCTCGATACACCGAGGTGACCGCATGCCGGCAGGCCACATCGCCAGACGACTGCTTCTAGCTGGCAAGCGCCCACAGGACCCCCTGGGCCTCTGGCGTCTGCTGACGATGAGTTCGGCCAAGCTCCGCAGAGACCCAAACGCGCGCAACATGGTGCCGTTCCTGGAGTCGAGGTACGGCCGGGAACCCCGTTTGCGGGACCCCGCGAGAATCATGGCGAGGGCGCTCAACGAGATATTCGGCGACGGCACGGCGGAGGAGAGCGAGGGGAAGCTCTGGCTCGCTGGCTCCCGCGCACACCATGTCGTGGACGCGTTCACGAACCCCGAGGACACACCGGACATGACGCTAGAGACGCTGTGGAACGGCGTAAAAACCGCCGCCGATGCGCACATGAGGGAGCAGTACGGCGCCTCGCCCCGCAGCGAATCCGAATCCCCCGCCGATACGCCTAGTCAGGCCGAACCCGAGCAGGGTGGCGACAGTCCGGCTGAACAGACTGCCGAGGCGCCCGAACCGCAGCAGCGGGGACATGTCGGGGAGATGGCGCTCGTGGCCAATGACCCGGAGCTGTGGAACGAGTACATGCAGTTCGGAGAGGGGCACCGGGAGTACTGGGAGGGCGTGGCCGAAGACCCCGAGCAGTTCCTGGTGGTCAGGGTCGGGCAGCCGGGTTTCGTCGAGCAGGGCAGGAGCCAGAAGGCCGAGGCCGCCGCGGGCCGCCCGCTCGCAGAGATGCCCGTGCTCGTGTCCAAGGACAGGCTCAGGCTGCCGGACGGGAGCGTCGTGCCCGTTCGGCCTTCCGCCCGCCCGGTGCCACAGCCCGATCGACCTGAATCCGTACGTCCCGATCTGCCCGCCCCCCCGCGACCCGAACCCGTCCGCGACGAGTCCGTCGAGCAGCCAACGGTACCGGACGAGTCCGTCGAGCAGCCAACGGTGTCGGGCGACACGCTGGAGAAGATGTCGGGGGCGAGGGACCTTCTGCTGGAGCTCATGTCAATCCGCCCCGGGTCCATAGAGGGCGCAACCGGCGTGCGGTTCGAGCCGTGGAAGGTCAGGGCCGTCTACGACGAGCTGGACGGCGTGCTCTCGCAGCACGGCCGCCCCATGCGCGGGGAACCCGCCCCGGCGAGGGACTACGTCCCCGCCGACGAGGAGATGCTCAGGAGGCTCTACCTCCGGCTTCACGGCGTGCTGGGGGCGAGGAGGGAGCTTGACGCGGCCAACGTGAACCCCGTCGCGATCAAGTACCTGGCGAGGGACTTGGCCGATTTGTCGGCCAGAAGGTCGGCGTCTTGTGATGTTTCACGTCGCGGAGCCCTTACGGAGATGTGTTCTGCCGAGGGGGACAGCGTGTGTGACGGGCGCAACAAGGCCGCAAGTATCGCCGCCGACCTGCTGAAAAAGCAGGCGATCCAGTTGTCCAAGGGCAACATGCGGGCCGACAAGAACGGAACCATCACTATCGACCCCGGCTTCATGAACTGCCCGGTCGTCCGGGCGGTCATTCGGGATTTGGACACGAAGGCGAGTGACATGGAAGCGCTCCGCCAGAGGCTCGATGACATGGGCATGATAGTCACGCAGAGCAGTCACGGGCAGTGCCACGTCTACTGTGTCGCCAGGACGGAGTCGGGCGGCGCGGCCAAGACGCGACTGTGTCAGTGGTTCATAGACGCCCACGGAGCCGACGGCAAGTTCAAGATCGAGTGCGCGAAGGACTAAGCTAGGAGGAGAAGAAGATGGCGAAGCAAGTCACCCAGCAAACCTCGCCGTACGTATACAGGTACGGCACCGCGCCGAACACGGCGTTGGTGAACACGCTGAAAGTCAAGGTGTTCAGCTTCAACGACAACACCGACGGCGACCCGGCGATGGTGCAGATCGGCGTCTTGCAGGAGTGGACGCCCTCCGACACCAGGACGAACACGGCGGTCAGGTCGATTGGCTACGGCGACCAGGTCGCGGAGATCAACCCCGGCTCGACCGAACTCGCGGGCAGCGCGAGCGTCATGGCCCTGTACACCCGCAACATCATGCAGGTGTTCGGCTACGTCGCCGGCTCGGCCGGACTCGTGAGGAGCCTGAAGCACCACAGGTGGCCGTTCGATGTCCGCGAGGAGATCGTCATGCCCCTGTACATAGCGAACGGCTCCGGGCAGTTGCCCGGGACCGCGTCGGGCGTGGCGGGCGACGCCAACAGGAACCCGGAGGCCCCGCAGAGCCGTGCCATCGTCACGTACTACGAGGGCTGCTGGATGAACGACTACAACAGGTCGTACACGATCGGCGACGTGTCGGTCACCGAGTCGTCCAGCATGATGATCACCGACGTCTACGATCCGTTCCACGGCTCGAGCGGCGGCTACGGCGAGGGCCTGAGCTCCGGCAACGGCGCCGCCAACGCCTACGGCTCGTCGCGGCTCTTCACCGCAGGCCAGGGCGGGTTCGGCGGGTTCTTCTAGGCCGCCGATAACGGCTAACGCTTCTCCTCTTGTGGCGGGCCGCCCCTCCGGGGCGGCCCGCCGCTTTGCGCTAGAATGGGTCCGGATGGCCGCCACGACCAAGGACAGCCTGCGCGACGTCGAGGATCTCCTGTACAACGGGTACCTGGAGGAGGACTTCTTCCTCGCAGGGCACTGCATCACCTTCCGCACCCTCTCCACGGCGGAGGAGCGGGAGATGTGGCTCCGGTACAGGAACGTGCGGTCGGAGGACCACGTCCACTTCGCGCTGGACCTGCTGGCGACCGCCCTGCACCGGGTGAACGGGCGGAGGGTCGGGGACCCGTCCGCGGCCTGGGAGTTCCTCTGGCGGCTCCCCAAGGGCCTGCTGGGGGCCATGTACACCTTCTTCCGGGCGAGGACCTCCGACAGGCTGGCCTCCGCGCAGGAGGCCGTCCGCGAGTACTCGGAGTCCGCTGGCAGCAGGTCCCTCTGGGCGGCGTTCAAGGTGACGGGCACCCTCCCCTCCCCGGACTTCGACTTCCGGCGCAGCAACATCGTGCAGCACCTGTGGTTCGTCGTGAACCAGTACCGCGACGAGGCGGACGAGGCCAAGGCCGAGTGGAGCAGGGCGCAGTTCGTGGCCGACCAGATATGCATGTTCACCGACCCGAAGGCCTTCAGGCAGATGGCGGCCAGGCGGGACGCCCGGAAGGGCGCCGGCCGCGAGCACGACGCCGAGGAGGACATCCTGGCCGGGATCATGGAGATGATGCTCCCGGACGACAGGAGGGCCTTCCTCGCGGGCGTCGTGGACACGGAGCCCGAGGAGCTGACCATGTTCCTCGACAGGATACCGCGGCAGCACCTGGAGAGCCACGAGGAGTACAAGGAGCGGGTCTGCGCGGCGCTGGAGCGGGTGTGCGACGCCATGGACGCCGAGGACGACCTCCACACGCAGGTCATGGCCGAGCGGGCCGAGGGCATGGTCCTCGACTTCATCCGCCGCCGGAGGGGCGGCCTGGCGCTGCGGAACCTGAGCGTGCTCCTGGAGCTGATGGGGCCGGAGAGGCTGGAGGCGGCCACGCCCGCGGAGATCGCGGCCGAGGTCGACATCGCCGTCGCCGAGAGGGGCAGCGGCTACGAGCTGCGGCTGCCGTCCGACGAGGCGAACTACTCGCGGATCATGGCCTGCGACGGCGAGTACAAGCACGCCGCCTTCGTGCCGCCGGCGAGGAGGCGGGAGCTGCTCGCGGCCGCCCTGGCCGAGCCGCTGGCGGACCACGCGAGGCTGGTGGACCCCGGCGCGGACCCGTACCTGGTCCGGAAGGCCAACGGCGAGGCGGACGGCCCGCGCGGGCCCGACGAGCCAAGGCCGCCCGAGGGCGACGGCGGCGGAGGGCCGCCCCCGGGGCGCCCCCCGACCGGTCCGGCCGGCGAGGGCAGGGGCGACGCGCCGCTCGGGGCGGACCCGGAGGCGAGGCTGAGGGAACCCCCGCCCCCCGAGCCGCCCGCCGCCGACGGCGACAGGCCGTCCCTGGCGGACCTCGTGAACCAGATGGCCGAGCAGTACCGCAGCCGGCACCCCGGCGTGGACGACGTGGCCAAAAGGGTGGAGACGGTGGAGCACACCGTCGAGTCGCTGGGCGACTGGGAGGACACCGCGCAGAGGAAGGTCGCCGAGGAGCCGCCCCCGCCGCCCGAGACCGCGGAGGAGGAGGCCGCCGCGGAGAAGGCGAGGGCCGCCGAGGCCAAGGAGACGGAGGAGGACGACGCGGCGTCCGCGAGGCGGGAGAGCGCCCTGAGCAGGAGGAACGAGGCCGTGGAGGCGCTCAGGAGGGCGAAGAGGAAGGCCGGCGTCACGCCCGAGATGGAGCGGGAGGCCTTCATGGACGAGATACGGCGCATCGCCAGGGGCGACCCGGACGACCCGCCGGAGCCGCCCGCGGCGCCGGGGGCGATAGAATAGCGGGACCCGGAAAGGAGGCCGCATGCCAGTACCGCACGTGCCGGACGCGCTGAAGGCGCTCGAGAAGATCGGCAGGACGTTCTACAAGGAGAGGCCCGTCGAGTTGCCCAGCGGGCACAGGTGCACGCTCGCGCCGCTCGGCGCGGCGATGGAGGCGAGGGCCAACGCGAGGGTCCAGGACTTCCGCGCCGTGCACTTCCTCAAGGCCGTGAAGGTCGAGCAGCTCGCGTACGCCATCGTGGAGGTCGACGGCCACAGGTTCGAGAGGCCGTCCAAGCCGGACGGCACCCTCGACGAGGAGGCCTTCGAGACCACGGCGAACGCCAAGAGGGCCATCCTCAACTCCTGGCCCGAGGGGATCGTGACGTACCTCTTCAACGAGCTCTGCGTGCTCCACGACGAGGTGGAGGCGATGGTCGGCATCAACGTCGACACCGAGCCGGCCGCCGAGGCCGCCGACGACGGGCAGGCCGGCGGGGCGGATGGCGCGCCCGACGGGCCCGCGGAGGGCGCGGCCGAGGGGCCCGCCGAGGCGGAGGGCGCCCGGGACGAGCCTCCCGCTGCGTAAGGTCTTTATCGCGGCGCAACATTAGGGGACGCCCCGCGCGCCCCGTGGGGGGTAGGACTTGCCGGACAGCCCAGACGACATCCTGAACGCGATGAGATCGGCGGGCGAGGAGTTCGCCAGGATGGCCGACACCATCGAGGGCAAGCTCCCCAAGATCGTCGGCGAGTTCAAGCGGCTCCCGGCCCAGCTCCGCCCGCTGATGAGGAGCATCGAGAAGATAGCCGCCCGCGCGTCGAGCGTGAGGCTCGACAGGCTCGTCAACGACTTGGGCGACGCGGACAAGGGCGCGGCCAAGTTCCTCGTGACGCTGGACGGCGTCGAGAAGAAGATAAACGACATCGCGGACGCCGGCCAGCGGGCGTCGGAGTCCATGGCGTTCGCCCGTCCCGCCGCCGCCAGCCTGAAGGCCGTCCAGGCCCTCACGTCGCAGGTGAACCAGTTGGGCCAGCAGCTCGGCGCCCGCACGAGGGACTTCCAGAACCTGTCGAGGTCCGCGGACAAGCTGGCCAGGTCAGACCTGACCGACGCCGCCGGCCCCGCCGGGATCGCGGACCGCGCGGGCCTGGAGCTGCCGGACAACCGGGACGCGAGGATGCTCGGCGAGGCGATGGGCGACATGGCCCCCGCCGCCGCCGACGTCAGGGCGGAGTTGGGCGGGGCCGACGAGGAAGCCCTGGCCCTCCGCAGGTCGGCGGCGTCCCTAAGGGACGACTTCCACGAGGTCTCGGCGGCCCTCTCGCCGGTGCAGCAGCATTTCCACGGCATGGAGGAGGCAATCAAGGGTCTCTCGGGCTACATCGTCCGCGCCCGCGGCGACCTCTCCGACATGGAACCCCCCGCCATCGAGGCGTGGGCCGCCGGCGCCAAAGGCCAGATCGAGAGCATAATCGAGGCCTCGCAGAGCTTCCCCGGCCTGGAGCCGATAGGGACGGAGGCCCTGGAGGCCTTGCGGGCGGCCATGGCGTCGCTCGAGGACGGCGCCATGACCGCCGACGAGATGCGGGAGACCATGGCCGCCGTCGGCAGGGAGATGGAGGATCTCAAGGCGAGAGGCCGCGGCCTGAACAAGGCGCTGCTGGCCGACGTCGAGAAGCTCGCGGACGAGACGAAGGACTGGTACGGCGTGTCCAAGAGGGACCAGTCCGAGCTGCTGAAGTGGAGGGTCAGGCACCAGAAGGCCGCCGAGAGGATGATAGAGAGGGGCATGAAGCCCGCCGTGGCGTACGCCAAGCAGTTGGCCGCCGCGATGAAGGACGTGCCCATCGAGGGCCTCCAGAAGGAGATACAGGGCGTCACCGGACTCCTGAAGCAGGGTCTGGCCGAGATCACGCAGACCGACGACTTCAGCCTGGTGGGAATCGCCAAGGGCGCAATCAAGCTCCACGACAGGTTCGCGGACATACGGGAGGAGATGGCCGGCATCACGGCGGAGGCGGGCCACCTGTCGAGCATGTGGTCGGCCGGTGCGGGCGCCGACGACGTCACGGAGGAGCTTGAGAGGCTCCACTACAGCATGGACAACCTCATGGACACATGGGGCATGACCAAGAAGGAGACCACCGAGGCCACGGGCGCCCTGCTCAAGGCCGGGTTCTCCATGTCCAGTATCCTCGGCCCGAGCCTGAAGGACGCGGAGGGCGGGATGCTACAGCTCGCCAAGGGTGGCGAGTACGCGATGAGCGGCATGGACGAACTCGGTCGCCTGTCGAGGATGACCGGCCGCAGCCTGGGGGACATCGCCACCATGGCCGGGCAGTGGCGCGAGCAGATGGGCGTCACGATCGGAGAGGTGGGCGAGACCTACCTGGAGCTGGAGGGGCATGCGAGGCGCAGCGGGCTCGCCGTCGGGAAGTTCATGGACCGGCTGATGGCGTCGGCCGGCGGCTTCGTCATATTCGGCGGCAGGATAGAGGACGTGGCCGCGACGCTCAGCGACCTGATGGCGGGCATGAAGCTGCCGCCCGGGCTGGCGGAGAAGATAGCCGGCGACTACATGGAGAGGCTGCGCAAGACGACCATGGAGGAGGCGATGCTCACCACCGCCATGCTCGGCGAGAAGGGCCGCGACGCCGCCCTCGCCGGATACAAGAAGTTCGTCGAGGAGCGCGGCGTGGCGATGGAGGGCGTCGAGCGCACGATAAAGGCTCTGGAGGCCAAGAAGGCCGCCGGCGAGATAGACGAGGCGGCGTACTCCAAGCTGCGAGGCGAGGCGGAGAACAGGAGGAAGAAGCTTCAGGAGGAGATGGGCAAGCTCGACGCGCTGGTCAAGAGAGCCGAGGCCGGCGACGCGGCGTCCCTGGCGGCCTTGCAGCAGTACGTGGCCCGTCAGGGCGACATGGCGGCCGTATACGCGGATCTGGTCGGGAAGGCCAATCAGATAGGCGGCGCCGTGGCCGATGCCGTCCGCGACGCCGTAGAGGCTGGCAAGGAACCGCAGGAGGTCATGCAGGCCATGAAGGACGGCATGTCCCAGATGGCCAAGACGGGCCAAGGCATGCTCCATTTGCAGAACAGGGTCAACGATCTCGGGTTCGAGAACGAGGCGGAGCTGTTCGCGCTGGTGCAGGGCACGATGGACCGCGGCAGGATGCTCGCCGAGTACGCCAGAATGTCGGGCAGGGAGGGCAAAGCCATCGCGGACCTCGTCAAGGCTGGGGCCTCCATGGAGGAGGTGTCCGCTGCCATACAGGAGTCCGCCCGGACGCCGGCGGAGATGTTGAAGAGGCTACAGAAGCTCCAGGCCCAGGGCTTCTCCATCCCGGAGGCGGTGACGAAGAAGCTGGAGGAGGCCAAGGAGAAGTTCATCGAGTTCGACGGCGACCCCGAGAAGCAGGCGAAGCTCCAGCAGGAGGCCGCCATGGCCTCCGCCAAGCTCCTCGCCGGGGTGGTGGACAAGCCGAAGCCGGTGGAGGAGGAGCTCCGGGACTACGCCAGCCAGCAGATGTCCATCCAGGAGAAGATCAAGGCCCACCTGGAGGACCTGATGAAGTGGGGGAAGGCCGTCCTCATCGCCCTCGGGATCATCACGGCCCTGATGAGGGCCCGCTCCGCCGTGGACGCCATCGGCAGCATCGGCGGCAAGAAGGGTGTACTTGGCTTGGTCAAGAACCTGTTCAGCCGGAGCGGCCCGGTGGGCAAGATTCTCGGCAAGATTCCCGGCGCGGGCAGGATCGGCGGACTCGTCGGCCGCACGGCCTCGGCCGGCGGCCGTGCGGCACGCGGCCTGACAAGTTGGCTCGGCAAGGCGGCGCAGGGCCTCAAGGGCCTGAGCACCTCCGCCACCGCCGCCGGCCGCGCCGCGAGGTTCGCCGGCAGGGCGATGGGTCCGCTCGCCGTCGGGGTCACCGCCATAACCGAAGCGTACGGCATATACAAGAAGGAGGCCGACGCTTACAACGACGCCTACAAGAAGGCGCTCAGCCAAGGCAAGACGAAGGCCGAGGCCGAGGAGATCGCGCAGAGGGCGAAGGACAGGGCGGTCACCAAGGCCGACGCCGGCGGTGCCGTAGGTGCGGTCGCGGGCGCGGGCACCGGCGCGATCATAGGCGGCATCATAGGCGTTCTGGGCGGCCCCATAGGCGTCGCCGCCGGCGCGGCCATCGGCGGCTGGCTCGGCGGCGAGGGCGGCAAGTGGCTCGGCGAGAAGATAGGCGACGCCTTCACGACGGAGGCCGAGAGGTTCAACGCGAAGATGGAGCAGGTCATAGACCTCGGCACCCTGGACGACGCCCGCGCCCTGGTGGCGGCGGAGGAGAAGGCCCGGGACGACCTCCAGGCGCAGAAGATGGCCCTCATCGCGAAGGAGGAGGCGGGCGAGCGGCTCACCGCGGAGGAACGCGAGAAGCTCCGCGACTTGCAGAGGCAGATCGTCGAGAAGGAGAAGCAGATCGAGCTGGCGAAGCACGCCGAGTGGGTGAAGGAGCAGGAGGAGCTACAGGGGAAGGTCAAGGAGGGCATGACGGCGGAGAACAGGCTCCGACTCGACGCGATCAAGAAGAAGCGGGAGCTGGAACGCAAGAAGAGCCGCGGCGAGAAGCTCTCCGCCGCCGAGGAGCAGGATCTCCTCACGGCCACCAACCTCGCCAAGGCCGATCCGTCCGTCCTGAAGGGCTACCTGGCCGGGCAGGAGAAGAGATCCCTGAGGCAGCAGGCGGCCGGGATAGAGAAGCGGGCGGAGGGGATAGGCCTGACGGAGGCCGACAAGAAGAAGCTCGCGGACATACAGGCCCGGATAGACGCGCTCGACTCCGCCGACTTCACCAAGAAGGAGCCGTCCAAGGACATCCTCCAGGTAGCCGGCGGCGGCGTGGCGTTCCTGAGTCCGGGCGACGTGGTCACGCAGGCGAAGTCGCTCGCCAAGGTCATCGGCGGCGGCGCCGGGGAGCTGGTGAGGGGCATGGCGCCGGGTCCCATGGCGGGCCCGTTCGCCGACCAGTCCAAGCGGATTGACGAGAACGCCATCTACCAGCGAAACTACGAGGCGGGCATGAGCGCCGACGCCAAGGCCAGGCTCGCCACGATCCGGGCCAAGAGGGCGGCCCGCGAGGGCGGCGAGGCGACGGCCGGGAAGGCCGTGGTGGACAACTCCACATGGAACGTCTACATAAACTCCCAGGCCGAGAAGGAGCTTGAGGAGGCGTTCCTGAAGGTGCTGATAAAACACCAGCAGAGGCTGGTCAACTGATGGCAGCAGAGACGAGAGACACGAAATCACAGTCGGCCGACCACGCGTCGGCCGCCGCGACCCCGTCGGAGATGTCCGCGTGGGCCGCGGGCGCGCAGGCGGCCGCCACGGTGGTGTCCGCGTCGGCGTTCCTCGGTCCGGTCTCCGCCTTGGCGGCCGACGCCGCCCTGTTCGGCGCCCTCGCCCTGGCGGCGGCCCAGCCCGCCGCGGTCCGCACACGAAAGGACGAGTCGCGCGGGTCGCCGGAGTCGCTCGTGCCGCCGAAGCACTCGCTAGTCATGTCTCCCGACGCCCCCGGGCGCCAACAGGTGGAGCGCGAGGGCGGCGTGACCGCCGCGTCCCCACTGCGGTACGGCACGAAGGCCATGAAGATAGGTCTGAACATCGACCCGACATACCTGGAGGAGATCAAGAACGACATAGCCAAGCCGACGGGCGGAACCAAGGTGGATCTCACGCACCTGAACGCCTGGCTTGCCATACCGGACGTAGTTCTGCTCGTCAACCCCACCAGCCTGGAGTGGTCCATGGCCAACCGGGTGCAGGAGACGAGGACCCGCGGCGGCTTCTTGCAGGAGTTCTGGGGCAGCGAGCTGGACACCCTGACGGCCAGTGGCAAGTCGGCGGTGGCGTATGTCGCGAGCCAGGGCGCGGACCAGGGCGGCGGGCTGACCATACGCGATCTTCGGAGGGACAGCGCGGGATACAGGAACCTGCGACGCCTCGTGGACATCTACCGCTCGAACGGCGTGATCTACGGGATGCGGGCGATGGGCAACTACGCCGTTGGGCGCGACGAGGAGAAGCCCGCATACAGGAAGACGCTGCTGTATGGCGGTTATGTGGACATATTCTACGATGGCGTGACGTACAGCGGGTTCTTCGAGAACTTCGAGGTCAGGGAATCCGGCGAGGCGCCGTTCTGGCTGGACTGGTCGTTCACGTTCAAGGTCGAGACGGTGACCGGGCAGGACCTGAAGGTCTACGACAGCGGGAAGTACCTGCGGGCCGACTCGCCGGCGGAGTCCGCGCCGGCGGAGTTCTCCAGCATGAGCATTAACGATACCGGGCAAAGGAACCTGTAGCATGTTCAAGATAACCAACACGGAAATCGCGAGGGTGGTGCAGAACCCGAAGGGGTATGTGTACGATTTCGGCGGTCGCAGGTTCTTCCTGGCGAAGGTGTGCCAGAGCGACGGCTGCGGATTCGACTTCTGCGCGGGGCTGAACAGGACCTGCCTTGATTTGGTGCGGCAGAGGGTCGTCGGCATGCTGGTCACCGCGGACGAGTACGACGGACTCGAGCTGATAGACACGCGGTTGGCCGCTGCCGGACAGGTGCTGCTCATACAGGAGAACGGCGAGGTCGTATTCAACGGCGTGCTCGAGGAGGACTGCCTTGTAGTGAAGTTGGAGGGCCCGAAGACCACCAGACTCAAGATGATACCCGACAGGCTCTATGTCGTCGGCACGAGGGAGGGGGACGACAACAACGGGTTACTGGTGCGGGCAGTGAGCGCCGACCATGCCTCCGACATGCTCGGTCGCTTGCACGACCTGCGGTGCAGTCTCACGACGAAGCTACTCGTAGAGGGGGCGCTGGACAGGAAAGTCGGCCGGGCGACAGGCAGGCTTGAGAGGCCGTCCCAGGAGCCGCGGATCAACCCGACCCTCGGCACCGTGCTTGTCGAGCACGGCGACATAGCCGATCCGCTGCCCCACGAGGTCCGCGGCATGTCGGAGAAGGAACAGGAGGAGGTGGTGGAGAAGGGTCTGTCCGGCTCGTCCTCGTCATCTTCCCTGTCTGGTGAGCGGGAGTACGCGGAGTCGGAGATACTGACGTTCGAGTCCGAACTCGTCGCGGGCGCGGAGATGCTCGACAGGTTCGGATGCCAACTGACGGGTTCGCCGAACTCGGGCACCGAGGTGTCCGCGTCGGCCATTCAGGGTGCGCTGGACGCCATCTCCCGGTTCGAGTCCGCCAAGTCCGTCTTCGGCCTGCCCGCAGCCCCTGCGCCAGCCCGTCCGGCGAGCGTGGACGATTTGGCGTACGCCGTGATGCTTGTCAATCACGCCGACTCCCAGGTAGAGGGAATGCGGAGGAAGATAGTCTTCACATCCATGTCCTCCGACAGGGACGGCGGATCCAGCCCGTGCGAGTCGTCGCCTACGAGTTGGATATGCGCCGGACTGTCCAACCCGACCGCCCAGTTCGGGGGGAACAGGGTCGCGGTGGGGGATGTGCGGGAGGCCGCCGGCGAAGCCGCCAGGACGGTGTCCGCCAGGACAGAGGAGATGCTGGGGCTGACCCGACGCGCCAGACTCGCCGTCGACAGCGTGATAAACGCCCACCGCGTGTGGTTCAGGTTGGAGGCATACAGGCAGAGGATGGCCGATCTGGAGGCCGTGTTCCGGGCAAACCGATCGCCACTCGACGGGCTCACCGGCGACGCACTGGAGGATGTCTCCGCGAAGATAGGCGCGGCCACCGCCGAGCTGTATTTGGCGCTTCGGGCCGCAGGCGCGGAGACCTCGTACGGACGCACGACGCTAGAGTCGACCGAGCAGGGCAAGTTGTATCAGACGCTGAACGCCCACCCGGAGATGCTCAGGAGAATCTCCGACGCGGTGTCGGGCATGATGGATGTGGATTTGCCGCCCTTCCGGATTCCGTCCGGCACGGAGGACAGCAGCCCGGCCTCGCTTGTCTCGCTGGGCTTCGGCGTGCCGACGGCGCAACTGGATGCCGTGGAGGACGATTTCGCGGCCGCGCTCGGGGTGGACGGGTTCGACCCGGACATAGGCGTGATACCGGCGGATGCCCAGGAGGACATGGAGTCCAGACTTTCGGCCATGTTCGGGGCCAAATCGGTCACAGGCGCGACATACGAGTCGTTCATGGACGTGGCGGAGAGATCCGCCCTGTACGAGGACGGGAGGGTGAACTCCCCGGAGAGGTTCGTCTGATGGAGCCGCGAGAAAACCCGGCGTCATCGGCGGCGCACACCGCGGTAGCCGCCACCCCCGCGGAGTCCGCGGCCGCCGCACAGCGGGTGCAATCCGCCGCGACATCCGTGCGCGAATCCACATTCTTCGGGCGGGCGGACGGCCTTACCGTAGATTTGAGGCTGTTCGAGGCCCTGGCCGCGAGCAGGGAGCACACAACCGCCGTCCGAGCGGTGTCGCGGGAACCGCTCGCCGAGGGGTCGCGCCACGCGGACTTCACGGGGCAGCAGTTCGTCGCGGCCCTGCGGAAGCCGCCAATCGACAGGCGACCGAGGCGCAACGCCGCGTCCGACCGCAATGTATTCGGCGGAAGCCGCGAGCAGACCGTACAGCGGCCGTCCAGACAGCCGGACGACGCGGACGGCACGGCGCAGATTTCGTCTGCTAAGCCGCCGTCCAAGCCCTTCTACATCGGCCTCATTGATGTGCCCGGCATCGGGTATGCGAACACCTTCCTGTCGAGGACCGCCAGCGGGGAGTTCAACCCCACCGCGAAGGCCTCCGAGGCGCTGCTCGCGCATCCGCTCACCCGACCGGAGTCCTCCCAGTCCAGATCCATGACGCCAGCGGTCGTGAAGATGCATGTCAACCCGACGGACATCACCCTCACATACCAAAAGAAGGTGTCGGCCACGCGGGTCCGGGCCAACTACGCGAGGAGGGAGCTGGCCCAGGGCGGCAAGGTTACAGGACATGTTGTCGAGCACCACTGGGACGAACTCGACAACGTGTCGGTGAACTGCGTCACGGGCAACTTCTGGGTGAACGGCGGGCTAGATTACCCCCGCGGCGAGCAGTCGGGCTTCGTGCCGAGCCGGTCCAAGTCCCTCGCGTACAGGAAGCTGCAAGCGATAATAGCGATGTTCCGCAACAACGGATGCGCTTGGCTGACCGGGAACACCAAGCTCACGTACAGCGACGAACAGAACTTTTTCGGGTCGGACTTCAACATAATCGTGAATCCGGGCGCCGCCTTCATGATGTACGACAACATCATATGGTACGGCCACTTCGAGACGATGAACGTCACCGAAAGCGGCGACGTGCCGCACATGTTCAACTTCTCGATCGAGTTTAAGGTGGCCAAGACAGTCGATATGAACGGCGTCAGCGACGCGGATGTCATGGAGGACGGCGCGCTCCCGGTGTTCTTCGACTCCCCACCGCCGCAGTCCCCCGTCTCCGAGCAGAGGCCCAACGCCGAGAATCTGGAGAGATACAGGGAGAATGCCGAGAAGGAGGCCGAGCGTCGGGTGAAGGCGTCCGAGGTGCTTGGGCAGTCGCCGACGCCGCCGAAGGAGACCAATGTCAGGTACATTCCGCCGCAGTGGGGCGGAGAGATTGAGGGGGGTGGCTGATGCCTGCGGGATTCCAGCAGCCTCCAGTCCTGAAGCTCAGCCCGGACTACAAGGTCTTCATCAGCGGGCTCAGTAAGCTCCCCATCTCCGGCCAGGCGACGGAGAGTCAGAGGACCCCGCTCGGACGCGGCGCGGTGAGCTACCGTGACCTTAACAGCGATGTAGCGGGGGTCACCGTCTCGATGGGCATAGAGAGCAGCCCCGGCACCGCGAGCTTCACCGTAAATGTCCCCCGGCACCGCACCGAAGCGCTCGCGTACCTCCGGGACGGCGAGGTGCTCATAAAGCCGATGATGGAGGTGCATGTCTACCTCCGCGGCCGGTTCAACAACCAGGACAACCAGCCCCAGTACTACTTGGTCTTCTGGGGGGTGGTGAGCACCGTACAGGAGCAGTACAGCGACGGCACACACTCGCTGAACGTCAGTTGCCTAGACATACTGCACTGGTGGGAGATAACGAAGGTCGTGACCTCGCCGTCCGCCGTCGCGGCCGCGCAGGTAGGGGATCAGGAGATATCCGGCCTGAGTTCCATCTACACGCAGTTAGACGCCCACTCGATCATATACGACCTCGGCAAGATTTCGATGCAGAACTTCATGCTGCCCAACACCATAAACATCTCGGACGCGGAGACGGGATACCAGTCGGTGGAGCAGTTCAACCGCGAGGCGCCGTTCATAGCGAAGTACTGGCGGGAGAGGTTCGCGGCTATCAGGTCGTCACTGAGGCTGTACGCATTCGCTGGGTTCCAGACCTGCTCGAAAAGGACCTTTGGCCCGAACAAGCCCGACAATAACGCCCAGTCGGAAGGCGATACCGAGCAGCCGGGTCCGCTCAGCGAGCAGGGAACCAGCGGGAACTATGTATACACCGTGGTGAAGGTGTGCGAGAACCAGATCGAGGCGATGCACCCCTACAAGACCATCGAGGGGCGCTCCGTCGGGCAGCAGGAGAGCCAGCAGCGATCGAAGCTGGAGGTGGCCAAGGAGGTGGCGAACAACACCCACTGGGAGTTCTTCCTCGACATGGACGGCAGCGTCGTGTTCAAGCCGCCGTTCTACAACTTGGATGTGCGAGGTAACGAGGCCTCGGTCATACTCGACATAGACATAATCAACTACACCCGGACCGAGACTGAGAACGGCGCAGTGACATCGCTGTACGTGGCCGGAAGGAAGATGTCAGAGCAGAGTTCCGAGACCCCGTGGGGCGGTTGGTGGATAGACTGGCCGATGGCGCTCACCCTCGGACTCAGGCACGAGCAGAGGGAGGAGTGGCGGGTCTTGGATCCGAAGCAGTGCAAGCAGTATGCGCAGGCGGAGATAAACAAGCATAACGCGATGCTCGACACGTTGGACCTGACCATACCCGGCCGTCCCGAACTACGGCTGGGATATCCCGTGTATGTGGAGCCGCTAGACAGCTTCTACTATGTCTACAACATCGACCACACCATACAATCCGGCGGCGCGTTCACGACCACTCTGTCGCTCAAGGGTAAACGTACTAGGATACGCGACTCCAGCGGACGGGTGCAGAAACTTCTTGCGGCCGTCCAGAAGAGCGGGTCCGGACAGTCGGGCAAGGTCATGGAGAACGGGGAAGACGGCGCAGGCGGCTCTTGCGTGCCGACGACGCTCATGTCCGCGACGCAGACGTTGGCGGACTCGTATGCCCGGGCCTTAGCGTCGTCGGAGACCGAGGTGTCCAGCGCCAAGGGCAAGTCGATACGGACCCTGTCCGCATCACCCAGTCTGAGCCAGGAGGCGCTGGCGGAGGAACGCAAGAAGGCTGAGGCCGAGGCCTTGCTTGAGTCCGATCCATGCAACGCGCATTACCAAGAGCAGCTCAGGAAGAAGATCGCGGCCGTCAACGAGGCATCCAAGAAGACCAGAATGACCGCAGACGGGAACGCCCCCGGTGACTGGGTGTTCGTCGAGGACTTCCCCGTCATACCCGGCGCCGCTGGCTCCAACAAGCTCGCGCCGGTGGACGGGAGCGAGATTGTGGACGCGATACAGTTCACCGACGAGCAGGGCTACAAGCTGTTCGGGCCGTTCCTCTACGGCAGGTTCGTCTCCCTGGGGCCATCCGGCAGGATGGAGTCCAGCACCAACGAGAGCGGGGAGAAGCACGTATCCGAGGTCGCGAAATCCGCGTCCGCCGGACCCGGTGGGTCCGGTACGAACGACGGCGCGCTCAGGTACACCATAGACCCGAACCTGGGCGCCATAACCCTGAAGCTCGGTTCGGCCGTGGGTAGGCTAGGCGCCGGCGTGGGCGGGGAGGCGCTCGCGGCTACCAGCCGCATGTCAGAGGACGGCAGCCTGCCCAAGCGCAGCCTCGCTGGCTCCGAAGGCGGACTCGGGACTGAGCCGCAGGCGTCGCAGGGCGGCTCGAAGAATCTGTCCACCGGGAAGGCCTCGGTAGATGACGTGAACAACTGCGAGGCAGGCACATCTGGGCAGAAGGCCGGACCCCACACACCGGAGGCCCAAGAGAAGTACAAGCAGCTCCGCCGGTGCATGACTCAGGGGAATACCGAGGAGCAGGAGGAGACCAAACCCAACTACGTTCCGCAGAAGTGGGCCGGAGAACAGTGATAGGATAGGGTATGCCGAGACTCAACTACTATGGCGGTCCGATCAAGAGCGGCTTTGGCGTCCGCCCGGTGCAGTACGGGGCGCAGTGGAAGTTCGGCGAGGGCATGGGCCGGGATTACTTCGCCAGGCTCGGCAAGGTCTCCCGCGTGGACGAGGAGAACGGCGTCGTAGATCTCAAGTGGCTGGACTACGGCGGATACGCGCAGGAGGTGCCGCTGGCGCTGCCGTACGCCACCCGACGGGGGGCCGGACACGGCATGCCGTCCAGGGGCGCGATCGCAATCTGTGTCTTCATCAAGTACAGCCAGCGGATCGGGAAACCGGTGATAGTCGGGTGGCTGAAGTCGCCGTGGGCCGGAAGCAAAGCCAACGAGCTGGATTTGGGCTTCGGCACGCTCAGCACCCTGTCGCAGGACTTCATCGTCGATCAGGAGGATATCCGGCTCGCGCCCCGCATAGGCGCCGCGTCGGAGAGGCGGCGACTCCGGAAGACGCATCCCGGGGACGTGCATTGGATAAGCGACCACGGCGGCGAGCTGTACCTCGACGAGAATGTGCAGCTATCCTCCGGAGCGCTGGACGAGTTCCTTCTCCGCTCCGATGATCAGACGGCGAGTCTGGTCACCGGCACCAGCCGCGTCGCCACGGAGGCCGGCCGCCGCAGGTTCGGCATCGCGTTCCGGAACGAGGTCGTATCGTGGCAGGATCATGAGTTCGACGAGGAGAGTCTGGAGGAGGAGAAGGACGACGTCGACGAGGGCATATCCAGCGCTATGCGCAAGCTCACGTACGAGTCCCGTATACTGCCTGTGGTCACGAGATCCGGGAAGTTCCTCTACATCCCGACACCGCTTCTGAGCAAAGGCACCGTCGACGCCGGCGGAACGCCATGGGTGGAGGATATCCTTGAGCTTCGGGAGGTCGGGGACTGCGTCAAGGATGTCTGCGAGGAGGTGCATGATCACGATCTGGATTCGCTGTACCCTCCCGCAGCGGTCGGCGACAACCACACGGACATATTCATCAGGAGGGTGCTCGGCACATACCTCGGCAACGACCCGACGGACAAGAAGTCGTACGGCGTGCCGATGTACCGCCGCATTTTCGAGGGGTACGGCAGTTGGCGGCCGGATGCCCCCGGCAAGGAGTACTACGATCCGGACAGCGGGGAGAAGAAGGAGACATCCGCCGGCCCGAAATGGGTTCCGATAAACCGCACGTATTTCGAGAACGAAGCGTTCGAGAGCGCGGAGTCCGTCGAGAAGTCGGGTCTGGGCGGCGACGAGGGGCGACTGAGGACGCGAGAGAACCAGGAGGCGAGCCTCCTGCACACGGAGTTCGCGCACACCGGGCAATTCGGCAGCAACGCGGACTCGGACACCGTCCGCAACACGGCCTTCGACATCTCGAAGGAGGGCGTCCTCCAGTTCATCGTGAGCGCGTCGAGCGACGAGCATGCCATAGTGTCCACCGAGGGCTCCGAGGAGAGCGAGGAGGAGGGCGGCTGGAAGTCGTCCGGCCGCAGCGTCGAGGGGCATTTCGAGGGCTCTGTCAAGCTGTCCCACGCGGCGAACACGAACGAGGAGGAGAGTTTCCGGCAAACAGCGCTGGGCAAGTTCGTCACCCTATGGGGGGCCAGCGAGCACCACTTCGCAGAGGACTGGAAGGACAAGTCCAGATCCGATACGCTCGCCACCGCCTTCATCATGGACGGGTTCCCCGGCCAGGATGGCGGCGGCCCGGGCGTGCAGGTGCTGGAGCTGAAGGGCGAGGGCGCGACGGACAGGTACGACTGGCCCGTGGTGCCCGCCGGCCTGAAGGTCGCCAACCGGCGGCGAAGCGAGCGACGCAGCACATGGGGCGGCCTCGATTGGTATTTGGGCAGGACTGTAGATAACCGCACGTCGTGGAACTTGGCCACCGCCGGGCAGGTCAAGCAATGGATTGGTGCGACCCCGGCGCCGTCCACGGTGAACGAGGAGGAGGCCGAGGCCACCAATGTCGCCGGGCGCGTGAACTGCTCCATCGTAAGGCACACTGTCGGTTCGGTGGAGGAGCACATCGGCAGGAACGAGAATGAGGAGTCCTGGAACACGGTGTTCGACGGGCAGGTCAAGCACCGGATAGGCTACACGGAGAGTCCGGACAACAACACGGGCGAGGACCTCGACGTGCTTGGGCCTAACGGACCCGGCCGCGTCAGAAACTCGGTCAACCGCCAGGTGCTCGGCTCGGTGGAGGAGCATGTCGGGGTCAACGAGAAGCAGGAGACATACAACGCCGTCTTCGACGGGCAGATCAAGCACAGGATAGGGTACACGGAGGTCCCGCCGGAGGAGCGGCTCAACACCGGACAATGCCCCAAGGAGGGCGGCTCCGAGGGCGAGATGGAACCTTGCATGCTGGTGGTTGGGCCAAACGGCCCGGGACGCGTCAAGAACTCTATAAACAGAGAAATACGCGGCTCGGTGGAGGAGCATGTTGGGGTCAACGAGCAGGAGGAGTCGCACAACGCGGTCCTGGACGGCCAGTTGAAGATGCGGATCGGCACGACCACGACGCCCCCGGCCAACCGCCGGAACACGTCCGACGGACTCGATGTCTCCGGGCCGTTCGGCGCGGGCGACAAGGGCAACTCGGTGAACCTGCAACTCCTGGGCAGTTTTGAGGCGAACGTCGGCAAGAACCAGACGCTGGGCGACTCGGTCTACATCAACACGCTCGGCGGGTGGGACATCAACATCCTCGGGCCTGACATGTCGAACTGTGCCATCAAGCTGCTGGCGAAGGGGAATGTAGATGCGTCCGTGCAGGGGGATTGGGCGGACAGCATCTCGGGGAAGCAGGCCCGCACCATCGGCGGTGACTACATGAGGACGGCCGCCAGACACGTCCTGGTGGGGGATGTGCTAATCCAAGGCAACCTGAGCGTCGAGGGGGACGTGCATGTCACGGGCGACCTCCATGCCGACGGGGAGATAACCGACTCCAACGGCGAGGTGCACAGCCACTAGGGGGCCATATATGATGCAGCCATCGGATGTAGCGAGCCGGGCGCACGCGGAGCTGGACAGCATATCGTCGAACATCGACATGATGTTCGACAACCCGTCGACGGGGTACATCATAGTCGATGGGCCGATAGCCAACCTGCTGTGCCCGCCGATTCCGTCGGCGTTCGACTTCTCGCTGGAGATATCCGCGCAGTTCGAGGGGTTCAAGGTCACGCTGATGCTGTTCTCGGACTTCTCGCTGGACATCGACATAGAGCTGCCGCCGTGCCCCACCGTTGCAGTCGGCGCGGGGATCGACACGGTATTCGGCTTGAGGGCGCAGGCGGGCGCCGTGATCGACTGCATGCACGGCACGGTCGATTTCTTCGCGGAGGTGGTTACCCCGCCTCCGCCAAGCATAGAGGTCGTGTGCGTCCGTCAGCCGACCGTGGCCCCGTTCATAATGGAGGCGTTCGGGCAGCTCGAAATCGCAAAGGGCGGGGTCCTGACGGCCGCGCTCAGCGCACAGGCCGTCTAGTCCCAGAACCCGATCTCGATCTCAAACTCGCCACCGCAGTCGTAGCGGCAGTCGTCGTAGTATCCGTCATAGTAGTACCCACCGCCGCTGTACGGCGGCACCGCCACGGGCGGCATGCCCGGGGCGATGTCCACGAAGACATCCCAATCGCACCCGGCCGAGCAGCAGCACGCGAGAAGCGAGAGGCCCAGAACGCACAGCAGTTGTTTCAGATTCAGATTCATTCTCTGGCTCCTTGAACCGGCGACCGCCCCTTTGTGGCCGCCCGCATCCAGCCGATCTGCGTCCGGGCCATGCCTACGGATTTTGTTTTGTGAAGTCTTAATCCGGTCCCTCCAGCGGAGGTTATGGGTGCCACATCTGGGTGACATAGCGGTGGAAGTTAGGCTAACCGACCGGAATAACCCCCGTTCCTTCGAGCAGTTGGAGGCCCTCGTATCGGCCCTGCGGCGGTTCCGAGGCCAGCCGCCCCTGGAGTCCGACGGAAAGGTCCGCATATCCTTCAACTCCGTCCAGTTCATGCCCAAGGCCATCAATGTCGGGTTTCTCGACGATGTGCCCTGGGATATCAGATCGCAGGCCTTGAACTTCACGCGGTACGGCCTCTGCCTGCCGCCGAACAGCGTTGACGAGTTCCACTGCTACGGTTTCGCGCACAGGATCAGGAGCGATTGCGAGCTGACCCACTTTTTCGAGCATGTGTTCTACTGCCTGAAGCACGGCGGCACATGCCACTTCAGGGCCACCAACCTGATGGAGCTGATGGAGAGGTGCATCGACGCGAAGGGCAGGGACAACGAGCTGCATGTCGTGGAGCGACAGCTATTCACGGGCCAGGACAGGTCCGGCCTCTACTTCAACCAAGCCTGCCTGAACAAGGCCAGGCTGGTTAGCAGGATGAGGCATTCCGGATTCCTTCGCATCGAGGTGGAGGAAGACGAGTCCCCGGACAGCGCCGCCCTGCCGAAAGAGGCGGACCAGATATGGCTGCGGGAGTTCACGCCCGAGCAGATGGAGAGATGCCTGAGTTCCAGGGACTGCATCATGCCGGGGTGCAACGGGCGGCGCTGGTTCAAGCTGTACCGTCCAAGCGAGTTCTCCATCTATTGCAAGAAGCACTTCAGGAAGGCCCACGCGAAGTATCTGACCGAGCTGAACAGGAGGCTTGCCGTAAGGTGGTCCTCCGTGAAACCCGAGCCGGAGGAGACTGCGCCGCTGACCGGGAGGCAATGCCTCATCCCGGAGCTGGCCGGAGACGCCCCCATCTGGCGAGGCGTGAGGATGCCCCTGGGCACCCTGACGGCCCCCGTGAGCCTGACCGGCGAAGGCGCCACATGCAATCCGGACTCGCTGAAGGAAATGGTGTCGGCCGTCAGGGAGTTCAGGTGTCTGGAGCCGCTCGGCGAGGGGTTCAAGATATCGTACAACTCCGACAGGTTTGTGCCCGAGTGCATCAATGTCGGCAACATCCGCGCCGAGTGGGAATGGGATGTGGCGGCGAGCAAGTTCGACTTCTCGGTGGATGGCCTGCCGCTTCCCCCGGAATCCGCAGACGAGTTCAGGTGCCACGGATACATACAGAGGCTCCGCAGACCGGAGCTGGAGGGGTTTGTACGCAGCGTGCACAGAACGACGAGACCCTTCGGGCGATTCTTCGGTTCCTGGAACAACCTGGATGCGGCGAAGAGAAAGTTCCTTGAGGCCAGCGGAATGTCGGATCCCGCCCTGGCCGCCATGTGCCTCGGCGAGCCGCTGACCCCCGAGGCGATGAAGTCCATACTTGAGGCAGCCGGATTCGCCGTGCTGGAGATACGCCGCGGCGGCGGCCGATATGCCTCCGTGGAGGACGTCCTGCTCCCCAAGGCCGATCGAGACATGGCTAGGGCCAACCGATTCCGCCCGCCCCCTGACGAGGGCCACGACGAATGCTGCGTGTGCGGAAAACCGAGGTTCTGGCCCCAGGACGGCATCCGCGCCACGGGGGTGGACCCGTTCTCCTGCCCCTCGATCTACTGCCGCCGCCATTTCACCCACGCGGCTAGGCTGCTGCACGCGGACATAACCGCCAAGGCTGTGCTGACCTTCGAGGCGGTCAAGAAATACCGGGTCAGCGCCGGGCGCCGCATCCGAATCCGCTGATCCGTTGTAATGTCCTGGTCAAAATGGCAAATTGGGGTTCCGCTAGAATGAGCGGACAGGGGAGGCTGTGCGCATGGCTTACGACTACCTCGGTACAATGGACCGAGATCAGTTTGATGACCTCGTCGAGTTCGCGCGCAAGCAGAAAACGCTTGTTGCGTGGCAGGACTCCCATGCGCGGGCCGAGATAAAGAGGCTGGACTCCCTCTTGGCCAAGATGACCAAGGCCCACGATGTGTTCTTCGCCGGGACATTGGGCGAGGGGAGGACCGTGCCGGAGTTCCAGGACAGGGGCATTTTCGACGAGGATGGCGATCCGGATGCCACGGCCGGGGGCGCAGAGCTGGAGATCGATGCCCCGGCGAACGAACCTCACCTCGCGCATCGCGGGAGGGAGGACGCATTCGCCTTGGGTCCCCTCACCCTGAAAGCCAAGCCGCCGAGCGTGCAGGATGCGCTGAACGACTGGGAGCCAGCCGATGTGACAAGGGGAGTCAAGAGCGCTTTCCTACCTGCGCTCAAGCACCAGCGGGAGCAGCTTGAGTGGCGCGTCCGCAAAATACAGGACAGGCAGGAGCAATTGGAGGAGGCCCGCAGGAGACGGCGCATAGCCAGGGACAGCGCCGTAGAGAAGTTCGTCGCCGACCTGGAGAGGATGTTCAGCGAGGCGACCAAGGTCGATAACCCGTATTGGTGGTGCCTGAACCCGAATCCGGGGGCCGTGAACCCGGAGAGGCCGGAGGTGATATTCAGGCGGGACAGATATTCGCCGGCCCAGGAGGAGCTGAAGCGCGCCCTCGACAAGGCGGTGAAATCGAACTTGGAGTTGGAGGCGGACTAGGTGTCATTCGACCTGAAGATAAACCACCTTTGTCCGCATATCCAGACGGAAGAAGTGCATGTCTGCGAGTCGGACGGACGGCGCGTGATACTGAATGACATCATGGCGTCCACGAATCCGTCCTCCCTCCGCGTCAAGGTCAACGGCGTCGAGTGGGACAGAAACAACCGGCTTGAGGCGCCAGCCGTTTTCGACATACTTGAGGACATCGAAATATCGCGGGTCGCCGCCACGGGATACCAGCTAGTGTTGCCGGATGTGCCTGCGATGCGGGGCGACCAGCAGGGCAGGTTTGCGTCCAGCGACCAGCATGTGATTGTCCGTGCCTGCACGACGGAGAGCGTGCCGTTCAGCCAGTTGGCGGAGAGGCCACAAACGTTCCTCATTGGGCAGAATCTCGACGCAACCCCGCTCTATGTCGATCACGCGTCTGCGCACGCATGGGGCCTGGTCCGCCCTAGGCTGGAGAGGGCCGTGTCGTCGTCGTACGACGGGGACGCCATACTTGACCGATACGACGCGAACCCCAACATCGACCCCACGGATTTGTTGAAGAACCCCGACATCATCAGGCCGGAGCTGGAGAGGGTGCTCCGACCAAGGTACGATCTGGAGCCGTGGGCCACGGCCGAGATACTGTCCCGGTTCGACGCGGACCCGACATCGCCGACATACGGCACCGTAGTGGACGGCGAGTTCCGGGACGGACTCCTCGACGGACTCACCGTGCCCGAGGATGTCGAGGCGTCAGTGTTCGCGCTCATAGGCGAAAAGGGGCGGCAGGATGCGGTTTTCGATGTGACCGACTCCGTGCGAGAGGATGTGGAAGTAGCACTCGGCTCGGTCAGGCCGCAGCTAGCGAGGGCGCTGGATGCCGATCCGGGGCTGACGGCGTCTCAGAGGCAGGTGGTGTTGGCCCGTTATGACGCGGATCCGTCGCTCGACGCCGAGGCGCTTCTGGAGGGCATCCCGGCTTCTGAGTCCACGGCCCAGCAGATATACGCGCTCATCGGGGACTTTCCGCCGGATACCCGCCGGGTGGAAATACCGATCACATCCCGTCTCCCGCTGCTTGGCAGGTACGACTTCATTGAGGGGGAGGTGTCGCCGGAGGACGTGCGGGCCACGGTGAACGGCGAGGAGGTTGAGGTCGTCGAGGTCGATGGCTTCACCGGCGCGGTTACGCTCGCCTCGGCGCCGTACCCGTGCGATCTTGTAGAGTTCAGCTACTGCTGGAAAATGAAGCTCCTGTTCGTGAACGGCGAGAGCGGCGTCGTCGCCGTGGATCCCCATCATCTGGGCGCGACAGGGTCCGGCGTCGAAATCCGCAGCGTAGATGTCAGGTACTTCACACGGGTGAAGGACGGCTGGTCACTGGTGCCGAATGTCGGCTCGATTGGCGGGCAGCTTGACATACTGTTCGACACCACGAAGCGGACCGACAAGGGGCGGGTGATTTTGGAGGACATCGGAGATCTGGCTAACGGCTTCAACACGGTGTTCCAGGCATCTCAGTCCCCGTTGCTGCCGTTCAACGCGGGGTTCTTCTCGGATTCCACCGAGACGCTCTCAAACTCTGCGCCGGTCAGCCTGAACGGCGAGATAACGGTGCCGACGGCCTTTGACCCCATCCTCGGCCTGATACAGTTGGAGTCCCCTCCGGCCCCGGGCCAAGACCTGCGGATCAGCTACTACTATCGCATGTCGGGAGACGAGGGGTCGCCCAACCCGTTTGAACCAGACATAATTGAGGTCGATTACGTCACGGAGCGCACCAACTGCCACAGGTGCAACGCCATGGGCAGGCTGGACGACATGCATTACTCGCCCGTGAACGGCGCGATGGTCACCGTGCGGACCGAGCAGAAACTGAGGCAGGACCTGTACAAGATCGTCGGCACGGTCGTCGGGAGTAACCCGTTCCACAGGTTCTACGGGACGAACTTCACGATCTACATCGGGCAGTCCGGACCGGCCGGATTCTTCCAGGCCCAGCTAACCAACGAGATGATCACGGCGTTAGGGGCGTTGCAACGGCTCCAGAACGACCAGTTCACGTACCAGGCCGAGTTCATCGATCGCCGCGAGCTGATAAACGCGGTGCAGTCCGTGAATGTCCGGCAGGTAATAGAGGTCGATCCCGGCATCTTCCAAGTCGATGTATCGTTGCTTTCGGATGCGGCGAATGTGGTGTACGCCAGAGTGCTACTAACGGAGGAGGGCGTCACCCTCCTGGATCGCGCTAAGGGTGGAGAGCTTGAAGCTATACCACAGTAGGGAGGATGAAGCATGGCAGACCTTCTGCCGCCAACTGGCCTGAGTATCGAGTCCTACGTGAGGGACAACTTCATCGAGTGGCACGGCTCGGATAACCCCGCCGTGGTCGGATACAACGTGTATGTCTCCTCCACGCCCGGCGGCGGCCAGAGCCGTTACCTAAGGCTCAACAACATGGTGATCACCACCCCCCACCGGACCGAGGACGTCGTGGACGAAGAGTCCACCGACGAGATAGAGGTTGCGCTGGAGAGCGGGGCCGAACAGACGGAGATCACGCGGCGTCAAATCCACAAGGTGTCCATATTCCGATTCCGGCACAGGAACGTGGACATCAACTCGACAATGTACTACGTGGTGACGGCCGTGGATGGCAACGGCGCCGAGAGCGGATTCAGCACGGAGCTTTCCGGGACCACTACGCGGATAGACTCGCAGATCGTCAATGTCCCGCCAAAGCAGTTCTCGGAGATCGTGAACGGTTTCGTGGACACCCTTCTCCGCCGGGACCCGGAGGTGGATCTAAAGCCGGGCACCGTCATGCGGGATCTAGTGATAGACCCGCAGGCCTTCGAGATGGAGAAACTGTGGTTCTTCCTCAACTTCGTCGACAAGGCTACATCCATGATTGGCCTACGGGCTATCGACGACGAGAACGACGACAGCATAAGCGATCCTGTGTCGCAGAGCGACTACAAGCAGAAGCTGCGAGTGGCGCTCGGGCTGACCAGCGACGAGGACACCCAGACCCTCATAGACTTCGCGATGGAGCGACTCGCGTCCAATGTCCGGGTGTTCCGCAAGGCCGCCACGCGGGCGCAGGGCCAGGTCGTCTTCTACACGACCGACAGGCCGTCCGGCGACGTGGAGATTCCGGCAGGCACGGCCGTGTGGACCCCGGCCGACGAAAACGGCACGGTCATACGCTTCACCACCTCGGCGTCGGTCACGGTCGCGGAGTCTGAGCTTGACTCCAGATACAACGCGGCGAAGGACCGGTACGAGTTCGCGGCGCGCGTGACGGCCGACGATCCGGGCCCCAGCGGTAATGTCAGCGTCGGATCGCTGACGAAATCGAATGCCGGGCGACTCTCGGTCACCAACACATCGCCCACATATGGCGGCGACACGCAGGAGAACAACGCGCTGTTCAGCGAGAGGGCGGTGCTCAAGATGTCCAGCCTGGATGTCGGCACCACCCGAGGGTACCGCAGGACACTCATCGAGCAGCCCGGCGTGCGGGACGTCTATGTGGCCGGCGCCGGCGACGCGCTGATGCAGCGAGATTTCATACGGCACGTGTCCCCGGACGGCACCGTCAAAAGCGAGCACATCTTCGGCAAGGTCGATTTGTGGACACGCGGCGGGGAAAGCGTGGTGTTCGAGGACAGGGTGGGATTCCTGTACGACCGCATCGCCGACGAGGCGTTCGACACCATCGAACGGATCAACGCCTTCACCATCGAGACCACCAACGCCGACGTGACGGAGGACGCCCCCATATTCCAGGTGGAGAGGATCACCAGACACCGCGACGGGGTGCCCGACGCCGACTATGTGCTTGACAACCTGATATACGAGGACGGCGGCCGGCGCCTCACGATCGACACGACCGATGCAACGAATGTCGGCATCGGGCTGCGGGAGGGCGATACGGTTACGGTCACGTACTGGTACCGGGGCAGCGACCCGATCGTGCTGCTCAGCCAACCGGCGACCTCCGTGGTAAGTGTGGAGGGGCTGAACAGCGGGAGGCTGGACGAGGGCGTACACTACGAGTTTCTCCGAAAGAGCGACTTCCTGCTGCTCGGACGCAGCGTGCGGGACCAGTCCGCCATACAGCTCAAGTACGACAGCCGCAGCAGGAAGCCCGTGGGGACGATTGAGGAGTTCTCGGAGCGCACTGGGAACCGGGACGGGTTCGTGCTGACTAAGGACCTCAGGGAGCTGTCGAAAAGGGGCATTCTCCCGGCGTCGATAACGGTCGAAACCATCCCTCTCGACGGCAGCGATCCCGTGACGCTGGAACTGAACAGGCATTATGCAACCGAGTCGGACTCCTCGACCGGTGTCACGTCCGTGAAGTTGATAGGCAGCGATAGCCGCTTCCCGTCCGGGCAAAGGTACAGCATCTCCTATCAGCATGGCGAGGAGATAATCATCAGGTACCGCGCCAACAACATGATCGGCAGGTTGCAGTCCCTCATCGACCGCACTAGGCATGAGGCGGCGGACGTGCTCGTCAAGTCCGCGATCCCGGTGGACATCGATGTCATTTTCAGCTTCAAGGTAACCGGCGGCTCCGATGTTCTGGACACCAAGGAGGCGGTGATCGACGCCGTGCGCAACTATGTGTCCGGACGCAGGCTGGGCGAGTCCATCTACGAGTCGGACCTGATATACAGGATACAACAGGTGGACGGGGTGAAGCATGTGGTGCTGCCCATGTCCCAACTGGCGAGGACCTCTGGGAACTACGAGACGAACGAGGTGATACAAAGCACTTGGACGGAGGCGGTGGTTGGGTCTGACTCATCCGGGAACCCGGTGTCCTACTGGCAGACGCTCCGTAACGCGCTGCTCAAGAACACGCTGGGCACATCGGCTGAACCCAACGAGTTCTGGGGACTGAGGGAGAACGGCACCCCGCTGAAGGTGGTCGCCGATCTGACCGAACTCGTCGCCACCAAGGGCACGTTCTTCATCGACGCGACAGGCACCGTGTTCGTGAACCCGAAGTCCGCCGACGAGGTCGGGAATCCGTTGAACGATTCGGATCCGAACAACAACGTGTACGCCGCCACATACAGAATATCCGGTGAGTCCGGCAGCCAGGACATCATCCTCAACCAGAACGAGTACGCGCGACTCGCCGATCTGATTGTCGAGGCAGTGGAGGGTTAGAGTGACGCGGCGAGAGGCACCGAAAACCACGCTCATTGTCGAGTTCCCGCCGGATGGCAGGGCCGACTGGTATGTCACCAACCCCGACATAACATTCGAGGTGTCCAACCCGGTGGACGGCGCTGTGTACCGCACGCTGTACAGATGGGACGGCCTCGGCGAGGAGGTCGAGTGGGATGGGTCGGCCATCAGGGTCCCGTCCGACGGGCAGCACATACTTGAGTACCGATCCGTAACCGTGCTGACCGACGATTTCCCGGTTACGCCCGGCAGGACGCTGGTGCCCGTGCCGAGGTACTTCGCCGAGCTGCCGAAGAGGTATCTCTTGAAGCTGGACACAACCCAGCCGAAGGTCGGCTCCGGGTTGACGGATCTGTTCGATAGCCGGGTGCTGATAACGGACGACTTCTTCGTAAACGACGGGAGCGCCGTCCTCACGTCGGTCATGCCTGGAAAAGCCAGCGGATGGGTGCTCCTGCGCGACCCCGAGTCGGCCCCGCCCGATTCGTCATTCCCCGTGCTGGAACCGGACGCAAACGGAAAGTACACGCTGGAGATAGATGCCCGCCGGCCGGTGCCCGGCTCCCTGGTGCTCCGTCCGCTGTCGGAATCCGGCGCGCCGCTGGTCGAGCATGTCGATTACAAAGCGGACTATTTCGAGTCCTCCGGACGGGTATTCGTGGAGAGCATGGGGGACTCCTGGCCCGTCGGCGGGGAGATGTTCTGGGAGCTTGGCACCCGCGATGTCGTCCGGTACGAGAATAGGGACGGCCGTCAGAGGTTCACCGTCAGGTTCCCGTCGCGGATAAGGAACATGACTGTGGGCACCCCCCAGGAGGGGGAGTCGGTGGACACGGGACTCGTCGAGACCGAGGTGGCCAGCCTCCTGCTTGATGTGGTTCTGGTGGACGACAACGGCCTAGGGCGACCCGCGAGCCCCGCGACATTCGAGCTGACAGCGGAGTCCGACGGCCGCGTGTTTCTGAAGAACAACTCGGCGAGCGACTTCTCGCCCGGCGTCGCGAGGAACCTTCGCGTGCGGGGCGTTCAGGTCAGGGTCGCGCTGGAGAGAGTCAATTTTGTGGACGACGGCACGGCTTTCATGCTCGACGAGGGCACCGGCAAGCTGTACTCGCCCCCTAACTTCTCACTGGACTTCGACCCGTCGTCACAGTTACTGCATGTAGTCAGATCATCCGGCGACATACCGTACGACTCAGACCTTGTGCTGGAGATGAAGCTTGAGTCGCGCAGCGAATCCTCCAAGTACGTCGACTTCAGCACATACAACGATCCGTCATCGACCCGACGGTTCGTGATAAACAAGGAGCAATCGGTCTGGTACTATTCCCGCGACGAGTGCGCCAAGCCCACCGAGGAAAGCGTGGCGAATGTCGTCGTAAACGAGATCGAGAGCGGCATAGATCGGGTTCACTACACCTTCAACGGTGACTCGCCGACGGACGGCGACAGCTACATCGAGTCGCCTTCGGCGGTGCTGCCCGCTCCGTCCAGCTATCGCAACCGGTTCGTGTTCAAGTGGCTCGCCGTTGATCGGGCCGGAAACAGCGACAGCGGGTTCTTCACCAATGTGGGTGACGCACTCACCGCCCCGCTGGTGTTGCCGGATCGATTCCTGGCGAAGCCAATCGAAAGGATACACTTCGCGCCGGACGGAGAACCCCTGAGCGAGAGTTCACCCTCGATAACGCAGTCCGGCGACTTCATCGTCATAGAGAAGGGCGTGTGTCAAGGGTGCGTCGACGTAAACTTCCTCGTCGTGTACGCTGACCACACCAGCGCGTCGGGCTCCGCGAGCGTGTGTGTATACAACGATTTCCTGATCGGCAGCTTTGTCCCGCAAATTGTCAGCGAGTTTGCGCCCGGTGACCCCGACTCGAAGTCCCGGCAGTGGTACCGCGGCTTCAGGCCGATAGTCGTACTACCGATATTCGGCCCCCGACCCTCGGACTTGGCGCCGGAGACCCCGTTCCCCTCGAAGATATTCTGGAAATGGTCGGACGAGGACGTGTACCGCGAATACACTGAGCCGTTCACGTTCCGGGATGTCGGCGAGAATGTGCTCAACCTGTATGTCAGCTTTATCGACGCCGAGGGCAACGGCACCGAATCCGACTCGTTCAGGTTCACATACTACTGGGATAACGAGAGGCCAGATGTCGGCGACAACTCCGAAGCGAAATGGCTGAACCGAGACGCCACGATATTCTTCACCTTCTCAGAGGACGGCAGCGGCGTAAAGGCCCTCTACTACCGCGTCTGGAAGGAGACCTTGGACGCCCCGCCGGGACAGAACCCCGACGCCCAAGGCCTCGTGGACCTGAATGACGTCGTCGCCTTCTTCGTGGCGAGAGACCCGGAAGAACTAGCCGATTTGCAGCCGCAGGACTTGACGGACGAGCAGATAGACGAGTTCCTCAGGCTGCAATATCTGCCGCCGGTCGAGTCGATGGACGAATGGGCGCTTTCGGGCGGCGTCGAGAACCCGGGTGTGAAGGTGGAGGATCAGCGCACCGTAGACGGAGAAACCTTCACTGGCATCAACGCACGAATAAGTCCCTGCTCCCCCGGCGAGACCGAAGAGGCCTGCTCCTCGTTCGCCGACGGGTCGAATTGCCGCCTGCGCAAGATGGACTTGGAAAAGGCGCCGTTTATCCGCCTGTGCGATCCGGGAAGGTACCACATCGCGGTGTTTGCCATCGACAACGCGAACAATGTGTCCGCCGCAGATGTCGGCGTGTCGTCCGAGTCGCTCCGTCCCGTCTTCACGGAGTATGTTGTACAGATTGACCAGACGCCGCCGACGGCATCCTTGGCATTCGACAGGCCGTCCGTGACGACCGAGCTTGCGGACGGGACGAAGCTGATAGAGCTCGAGTCGTACCCGGACATCGACCTGATTGCGGTGGACCTTGAGAGCGGGGTGGAGGCGTCCTTCTACAGGTTCGGCGGTCGGAACCGGCTCGTCGAGGAAACCGTGCTCCCCGAGACGATTGCCTCGTGCGATCCGGTCAAGGAGGAGATTCCCGGCACAGGGGAGTTCGTGAGGTTCGGCGGCGTCATAAGGCTCGATGCGTCGGGTCCGGAGTTCGAGGACGATATCTTCTTCTTCGCCACAGACAAGGCAGGAAACCGGAGCGACATTCAGAAGGCCACCATACGCGTGCGGATTTCCTCCGCCGAGGCCGACATATCTCCGCCCACGATACGGGACATCGTGCCTAAGAGCGGCAAGATAGACGTGTCCCGCAACGCGCACATCCAGTTCTTCATTCAGGACGACGACAGTGGCGTAGACATCGACAGCGTAGTCGTGTCGGTGAACGGGGTAGAGTTCCTGCTGGAGAGCCGGCCAGCGATACAACTGCGGTACACCCCTCCCGCGGAACGGAACGACATAGAGTACCTCTATGCGTCGGTGGTGAACAACAACCTCATCCTCCAGGACAACATGGGGGTGCATTCCTTCCTGGACGGGACCGTGCTTCGGGAGGCGAGGATCAGCTTTGACGACGACGGCTACGACACCGTGGAGGAGGTAATCGGATTCCTCGACAGGATACCCGGCATGACGGCCGCCTTGTCCTCCGCGAGCCTGGCCACGCTGGACTCGAAGCTGTTGCGGGATGTCCGCGATGTGAAGATTTTCGACAGAAGCGATCCGGCGGTAGGCTCCCTGACTCAAGTCACGCTGCTCAGCCTGCTTGAAGAAAACCCGCAATTCGCGTATTCGGAGAGGAGCAAGGGGTATGTGGTTGACATCAACCCCCGTGCCCTTTTCGACAGTCGCGGCGAGGTGGCGGTCCAAGTGGACGCGAAAGACCATGTCGGCAACGCGATGGAAACGATGTCGATGACATTCCAGGCGCAGCAGATGCGCACCCTGTCCGCCGACAGCAGGAACGACATGGTTCGCAGGTCAAAGCGATTCATAGACCGGCTACACGACAACACCGCCAGCAACTACAGGAAGAACTGGTTCACGAATGTCGCGGGCTTCTTCAAGGCGTGCGGGCAGGAGTATGCCACGATGGAGCAGTCGGCCGTTAGGGCGTTGTCCAACGCCCGGTTCGACACCGTCGATGCGGAGCATCTTTACCGGAACTTCGGCTCCCCGATGGCGGTGCCGGGCACCCAATTCATCAGCCATCAGGCCTACCAGCAGCTACTCTTCAGCCTGCGCAACGCGTACCTAGGGGGCAGCAACCCGGTCACATTCCGCACTGTCCTGTCGGCCTGGGCGCCGGGCGGCGTGGAAGTGGTCGATTTCGTGAACTTCAGCAACGACATAGCCGACCAGCACAAGATACGGGTGTCGATTTTCTACGACGAGGAGCTGCGAAGGCATGTGGTAACCCACCCGGATCCGCTCAAGTCCGGGGTGTACGATTTCATACGCGAGTTCCGACCAGCGCACCTTAGTTACGGGGAGCCGGTATTCGCGTTTGGCGAACAATTTGATTTTCAGGCAGGCTGCGAACCCATCTGCGTGACCGCGGAGGGCTTCAGGGCCACCCGGCTCATAGTCGAACCCGCCGCCGTAAAGGTTACAATCTCGGGCGAGTCCACCGAGTCCGTTGTTTCCCGACTTCGCGCCGCCGGCCTTGAGCTGTGCAGCACGAGTGACCTGATTGTGGAGGCCGGATCTGGGTTGTGCTCGACCGAGATAACCAGCACGCAGACGGTCATTCGCGGGTTCGCGCAGCGGTCGAGGCTGGACGCCATAGCAAGGGACCCGGCCGTGCTTGAAGTAGCCATCGAAGCCGACGCCTGCCGTTGCGTGCGCAACTGCGACGGCGGGTGCGTCCGCGGCGTTCCGCCCGAGATGAGCGAGGTGGTTTCCTGCTGCTCCGGAGAGAACTCGCCGCAGATACTGTGGGGGCAGGTCGGAGAAATCGACGACTCCAATATGGAGTTCACCATAAGGCTGAGACAAGGCACGGGCGGTAGCACCGGTCTGGTAGACGCGGGTTCGCACCCGCCAGAGTTCATCGAGGTGAGGGTGTTCGCCGAGGAGGGACAACACAGCGTAGCGAGGAGGACATACCAATCCCCGGACGGCTGCGGCAAGATTGCGTCATACGAGTGCGTGGACTTCACCGATATACAGCCGGGCGACTGCATCGTCGCCACAGGGGCGTTCATAGGGCGTACGCCGGTGTTCAAGGATGGCCCGTGGTTCAACCTGTGGCTAACGCCGGAGACGTACTCGGTCATCCGAGGATGCGATCCGTCGTTGCCGGAGGAGATAGCGACATTTGACGAAGACGGCGATGTCTCGGGCGGGTATGTAGGCCTCGACAAGTCCGGAGCCACCCGGACGCCTCCGTACACTGACTACCAGAGATCCGTGGTCATGTCGGACGAGCTGTCTAAGGAGCCATCCCAACGCAGCCTGCTGGTGCCCGGCCACACCTCGTTCCGCGAGATCGTGGCCACGCTGGAGGCCTGCCCGGAGAGCGGTTGCGAACTCAAGGTGAAGAGCAGCCCCACCGCGATATGCGAGTGCCTTCTGGCCAGCCTGCAACTCCTATTCTGCGAGAACACGCGAAAAGGCAGCAGTGAGGTCGAGGGTGTAGCCGCGCCGTGGAGGTCGGATGTCACCGACCAGTGGGACGGGACGGGCGTGTACTCGGTCCGCCCCCCGATGCTGTCCCCGAGCGAGTTCGGCGGCGACCTGAGACTGGCCTCGGAAGCACACGAAGTTCTCGCGTATGTGGGCTGCGAACTCGCGGAAATCTCGTCCTTCGATGCGGTGAGAGGCGTCGTCTGCCTGAAAGAGGTGCCGCAGCGGGGGCAGCGGGTCGTGCTGCTGCATTACGGCAACATGCACGCATCCGTGGAGTCGGACAAGTACCACTTCACGGTGCAGGACGACGGCAGCATGGATTTGCTGGACCGCTCGACGCTCGGCAGGGACAGGTTCCGCATCGGCCTCGACGAAGGCGGAAAATTGAGCACGCCCGAGTCGGGTCGCGATGTCCAATCCCTCAGGAAACAGCACATACCCCGCGGCGCCTGTGAGCCATTGGAGGCCGTGAACGAGCGCAACAAGGAGTTCTCGGTTACTAGCTGCCTCGTCGAGCCGAACCAGCCGCAACCGCCGGAGCAGTGCCTCGGCGTGGAGCCCTTCGGTGAGCAGGGCTACAACGACACGCGGCTGGAGCCACACACGCTCAACCAGGACTTCCTGCTTAACGCGTTTCCGGGCCTACGGAAGTCAAGTCCGTTCCACGCGCCGGTCTCGGACCACATGCCATCGGCATGCATCGAGTTCCAGGAGATCAACATACGAAGGTCGTGGAACGACGCCAAGTCGGCCACCAACGATCCGGGTCCGAGGAGGCAGGAGGTAGACTTCATCGACGGACCCAAGCTCCCGGAGAGGGAGGTCGATTACACAGAGGTCTGCGTATGCGGCCAGTATTACTACGACGGTTCGTACATCAACATATACGGCGATCTGCTGGAGGAGACCCTGCGGGTACGGCGACAGAGGTTCGGGTTCAGGGATCATGACACCAGCGTGATTCATTACGCCGTCGAGGAGGCAATAGTGCCGGTTCCGGGGTTCGTCTGCTACGGATACGAGGCGGAGGTGCACGGGTACACGTATTTCCCGTACTATCACTACCTCGGTTGCCGGAGCACGCCGGAGTCCGGCGACGGCCCGGCCACCTCGGGCGGGTGCCCAACGGTTTTCCAGAGGAATCCGTGGATAGACTCGCTGTTCGGACCCAGGGAAGAGCCGTTCTGGGCGATAGAAGGCGACGCGGATCCATTCCCAATCGGAACCCCATTGGCCAGTTGACAGGTAGAATGCGTTATGCGTGACACGGAACAGAGCGAAAGACTGCGGCGCCTGCGGCGAATGCTCGGCGGAGACTGCTCCCGCCCCCCGCAGGCAGAGGACATCGGTCGGCGCGGGAACCAGTCGGACGACGCAATCGAGGCCGTCATCATCCACCCGGATGGTCGGAGGGAGCGGCTCGGGATGTCTCGCAGCGACGCGAAAGGAGGAGACGGTGAATCGTCCGTTTAGCGAATGGGTCACGAAGAATCTCGGTGGCGGCGTGGTGGCCGGCGAGATGCAGTATCCGGATGGTCGTATCGATCGGCGATTCATTGGGCACAACGTCATCGTCCAAGACGCCAGCCTGCTGATCGCGCAGTTGTGCAAGGGCGAGGATGTGGACGGATTTACTCACTTGGCCGTAGGTGTCGGCGCGCCCACATGGGACAAGTTCGACCCCCCGCCCGAGAGCCCGTTGATATCCCGGCTGGAGAGCGAGGTGGTCAGGGTCGCTGCGGACGACATCTATTATGTCAAGGAGGACGGGAGCGGCGCCCCGTCCGAATCTCGAACCAGGATCGTCGATTTTCTGTTCACCTTCACCGAGTCGCAGGCCAACGCGCCACTGGTCGAGCAGGGGCTTTTCGGCGGCGCCAACGCCTCCCTGCCCAACAGCGGCACGATGGTCAACTACCGGACGCACAGCGTCTGGAACAAGCCAGTAGGGGCCAGGTTGAGCATGCTGTGGCGGTTCACCTTCTAGGCGCGCCGCCCTTGTATTCTTTAACCGACACCACGACAGGCGTGCCAGTTGGCGGGAGGGTGCAGTGACAGCCAAAAACTTCGGAACAGGGGTCTCAAGGTCAGTCGATCCGGCTGACCGATCTTGGCTGCATGTCGTGCTCAACCAAGGTCGTCCGGCCTTGGAGTACGAGATCAACCTGATTCAGGACATCGGGTTCGCTCGGATAGCCGAGGGGCACAAGGCGGTTCTCCCGTCGGGTTTCCTGTCGTTGCCGAGTATAGCCTTCGCGAATGAGGCGAACACCTTCTACCTGCCCGCCGCCAAGGCGGAAACCGTTTCGTACGCCGTGGAGGACCTCGCCGCCGGCTCGTCCATCTCCAACCGCGTGGTCCGCGTTTTCGAGGAGCGAGCGAGGGTGGTAGCCGTCCGAGTGGTCAACCAGTCGGTCGCGGCAGCCGGCATCGATGACGGAAACACCTGCGAGGTGACCTTGTCTACGGCGGAAGGCACCATAGCGACCGAGACATTCGACTCCACGACGGCATTTCCCGCCGCCAACACGCAGCACGATTTAGGCTCGGTGGGCAACGCGCATGTGCGCCCCGGCTCAGCGGCGCTCCTGTCCGTCGCCAACGGCCCGACGGCCAACCCTGGTCCGTTCCTGATCGAGGTTGATTACGTCGCCGATGAGCCGATGATGGCCAATGTGGCGGGGTGGAACGTGCCTGTTCGCGGGACACAGGCGGAGGATTTCCAAGGAGGCACGCTCAACAACCTCGGAAACAAGATTTCGCTTTCCGCCGCCCCCTCCACGGGCTCCAGGACCGATCTCGTATATCTGGAGGTTTGGCTGGCCCTGGTGACCGGAAACTCCGACAGCCCGCCCATCAAGCCGCCGAGCGTCAGCAGGCTGGACACGGCCGGCCGAGTGTTCCAGAAGAGCCAAGTGTGGCCATTCGGGAACATCCTGTACGGCGGAACGACGCTTGACGACGATATCGTCGATCCCGATGTGAGCCTCGAAACAACCAAGCGGGTTCAATTGCAGTACGCAATCCGGACCTTCGAGGGCGTTGACCTGGACACTTACCCCCGCGGGCTTGGCGACCCCAACATAGCAGGGATTGGACCCCAAGAGATGGTGACCGTCGTGTACGGCACACCGTTCCGGAACGCTGGAGAAGAATCCGGCGACCACGGACTCTGGATATCGGAAACCCCAGACTTGACGGTGGACGGTAAGGTGTACGCGATCCCCATCTGCGCCATCCACAGGCGCAATTCCGGGGGATTCCGCGCCAATGATGATCCGAGTCCGAACCCGAACGGCAGCTCTCCGTCCGACAGCGAGGATTTGGGGCTGCGACCAGACGGTTTCGCATCGGACCGCATCGTGCCATCCGACATCATCGACCTAAGGCACAAATCCGTCCTGTCGCCGGCCACCGCCTCCTCCGCAATCGTCAGATCGCAGCGGGACGCATTCGCGGGGACCCTCCACACTTCGTTCGGCAGCGCCGGCGTGTCGCCGGACGTGTCCGGTTCGACAGTCTCCACCCAGAAGGAGATTGTGTCCAGCGCGAGCCTGAACCCGGCCGTGAGCGAGCACATCGGCTCCTGCGACGGGCTGCGGAGGGTATTCTCCGCCGCCCCAACGGCAGAGAAGAACATCTTCATGGCCATCAGCCAGAACCTGGATGTGCCGCCGGACCCGGAGTTCGGTTTCGGACTGCCGTCCTGGCTGCAACAGCAACCCGATCCCGCGAACACGATAGAACTCACGCTCCCGGCCGAGTCGAGCGCCAAGTTCAGCGCCCGTCCGCCAAGAGGCATACTCAGCGAGACCCAAGAGGAAATCGTGTTCAATGCCGTCACGCTTGGCCCGAACGGCAAGTCGATGAAGCTTGAGTTCGGAGTCGGATCATACAGGACGGACGGCAACCTCAACGGGCGACATTATCCCCAGGATGTGTGGCTGTACTTTGACATCGAGGTCCCGGCCACTATCGGCATAAGGTCGGAGCCGCTGGAGATGCAGAGTCCCCACGCGACGGCAATCGCGACCAACAAACTGAACCCCGGCACCACCCAGCGGGTCGCGGCCACGTCACGGGAGAGCTCCGCCAACGGCAGCAAGATGAACAACACGCACTACGGCACCCTCTACGCCGCCACGCTCGATTTTCGCATGGTCGAGACGACCCGGCGACTCGCCGCCCCGCTTCGGGACGCGACCGAGGACGGCTTCTTCTCGGGCATGTTCGACTTGGATTCGTACATCGGCGACGCAGATCCGAAGCCAGTGCCAGATGAGCGACTCACGGTCGATTTCCTGAAGAAGCGGTTGGACGGCGTGATCGATCTCGACGACGACCTGCTCAACATCGATGCGGGCTGGGTGTCCGGTCGCCGCGCCATGTTCGTCCGTCCCCTGAACGCGACCACGAAGTCCGGGGGCACGGGCAAGGACATCGAGTTCGCCATGAGTTCGCACGCATTCTATGTCCTGCGCGACGCGTCTTTGCCCGCATCGGTCCCGTTGTTCACTCTGCTTTCGCCGCTTCCGATTGTGCATCTGCGCGGCGCGTATATCCGGGAGCCGGGGACGACTACCCCGCTGCAACTGGACGCCGCCGATTACACGGAAGGGGTATCCGGCGAGGTCTGCGGGCGACTGATTCCTGATCCGGACGACCCCGGCGCGACGGATGAGTTCATCATTCCGGCCGGCATCGTCGAGCGCCCCGGCACGAGCACATACCGCCTCACCGACAGCAGCGACCCATTGCAGGGCACGGTGCCGCTGGCCACGAATGTGATGCAGGTGCTCGGGATAGACAAATGGGACGCCAACGGTTCGCAGTGGGTGCCCAAATACAAGGCGGGCCTCCTGAAGAAGGCGTTCGTGAACAACGACGCCACGGTGAGCCTGAACATGATTGTGCCCGTCTACATCCGTGAGGGAGGGATCACGAACCAGATCGCACTCCTGAAGCGGACGGAAAGGTCCGGCGCCTCGCCACTGTACGAGATTTTCGAGTTCAGCATCGATCCGTCGGCGGAGGGCTATGTGGGTGCGGGCACGCCCGCCGATCCTTGGAGGTATCGGATAAGGTACCGCGCGGTCCCCAACACGGGTTCGCCATGGGGTCCGCTGGACACCGATTTCGACATCGAGTACAGCAAGTACATATCCGCGATGAGGCAGCAGGACTCGGACCCGGTGTCGCCGGGACGGAATGCCTTTGTGGCCGCCGGCCTTCGCAACGGGCACGAGGTCTTCTTCGACGCCGATATCAGGGTGTCCCTGCCGATAGACGCGGAGGTTGCCACCCCGATAATCAGCGTGCCGCCCAGTAGCGGCGGGCGGCCTGCGCAGACAGCGGCGTTCGATCCGGGTGCGAGGACATTCAAGGTATCCTCGGTGTCCGCCGAGATGGTCGTGACATCGGCCTCCCCGGCAAGGCTGGGCGACGCCGTGCTTCCCGATTCCGCCGCAAACGCCACGGACAATGTGTTCGTGCAGCCGGCGCAGGGCGGCACGGACTTCCAGTCTGAGGCCCTTGGGGACTCCGGATCAGCCGTGCTGAGGCTGCCAGTACTCGGTTCCGCCGGCCGCGACGCCGTGGAGACGCTCAGCGGCATCGAGGTGCGGCTCAGCGGGTCGAACGGGGTGTTCAATGCCGTTCTGGACACATCCGGCGCCCCCATAAGGGTGGCGGCTTCCGCAGGTCCGCTGACGGCGCAGGGCGATCTGGCGGCGTACCTCCCGGTCACGGCTGTGGCGGACACGGGCGAGGTGGTCCTGCTGATGCTGTCCCAGCGGAACTCGGCTGACCCGGGTAGCGGTATGTTTGACGGCACCCCCTCAGTGGACACCGGGGCCGAGGGGTTCGCCGCGACGGTTTACAGGCCCTGGGGGAGGCCGCTGGTGAAGGGTCGTGGGATCGACGCGCACTCCGCCTAGGAGTCCGGTCGACCCCTTTCTAATGTTTTCAGTCGGCTGCGGTGTCGGGAGCAGGGTGAATGGCAGACATCAGCAAAAACTCGTTTGACCCCGCTAAGGACTACCGGAAAGTCATTTTCCAGCGCGACCGCCCGGTCCTCGACTTCGAGCTGAACGAGGGACAGGACATACAGCGCTACCAGCGTGATTGGCTTATTCGGCACTCCAGCGGGGACTTCTATCTGGGGGACGGGTTCCTAGTCCACCAGGTCGATGACCCGGAGCTCCAGGGGAACCGCGTCGTGGTCCGGCACGGCAGCGTCGTGCACATGGGCAAGCGAATCCTCCTGGAGGAGGATTTCACGATCGGCGAGGACGATTCGCCGCTGACGACCCCGAGCGAGGACCGCGAGGACATCGTCTACATCAAGTACTTCGCCGAGGAGATCACCTCGGAGGACGACCCGGACATCATCGACCCCGAGTTCGGCCAGGAAGCCGCGATCAGGGAGAAGATCAGGGTCGTCATCAAGGTCGAGGAGGGCGGCCAGATACCGTGCCCGGCCCCCGGCGAGACGGTATTCGAGATAGCCAGACTGCACCGCCGGGCGGGCGTGACGGCCGTGACGTCCGACCAGATCGAGGACACCCGCGCGCAGGCATTGCACAACTTCGTCGTCCAGGGCCTGCATGTCGGCGAGAGCACTGAGGCGGGAGGGGCCTTCAGGTTCGTCATCGCGAACGGCAGGGCGAGGGTCGCCGACGAGGATGTGACCTTCGACTTCAGCGACGCCGACACGTCGGCCTTCGAGGTGTCCCCCAACACGACCACCGAGGTCTTCATCAGCCGCGACGGCCAGATTGTCATGGAGGAGGTCGGCACCAACGAGTGCTGCACCACCGACATACACCTGCCGCTGGCCTGCATCGTGTCCAGCGACGTGGGCATCGAGACGATCACCGACAAGAGGTTCTTCCTGTCGTCGTTCCTGATGTGGATATACCTCAAGCTCCTGGAGCTTGAGGACGACCTGATCGCGTTGCGGGAGGATCCGCCGGTCCAGGAGTGGGAGCAGGAGAACTCCAAGCGCAACTACCCGTTCGCGCAGGACGCCTCGCTCTACAACGGCGTGCTACAGCTCCCGACGGACTTCCTGATCGACATCGACCTGGCGAACACCCAGTGCAACGCCCGGTACTACATCTCCCGCGTCATCAACACGCCGAACCTACAGTGCGTCGAGGTCAGCCAGCGGAACGGGTCCAGGAACCCCGTGGCCCGCTTGTGCAACACGAACACCGTCTGGACGGCGCTCGAGTGGGAGATGCCGCCCAGGTACTTCCACTCGGCGGTGAACATCGCCGGGAAGGCGTACATCTTCGGCGGGCAGGACAACCTCGACCAGATCGTCGGCGGCGAGACCATCATCGAGTTCGACCTCGACGGCGCCGAGGGCGTGTGGACCAGGTCCACCCGCGGCGACACGTCCTCCGGCTCGGAGGAGTGGCCGACCGGCAGGTTCGACCATGCGGCGATCGCGATGTCCGACAACAGGATGCTGGTCTACGGCGGGCGGGCGAACGCCGACGACGCCGCGCCGCTGCCGCTGCCGGACATGTGGATCTACACGCCGGACTTCGAGGACCCCGACGAGGGCTACTGGAAGAGGCTCCCGCAGCTCGCGGCGACCATAGGCGGGTCCACCGTGGACCTGAAGGGCCGCTACGGGCACCGGATGGTCTCCCGGCAGGTCACGCTGCCCACGGGCACATACGAGGAAATCTACATCTACGGCGGCTACGTGCTGTTCGAGAGCGGATCGACCATCAGCTACGAGCCGACCGACGACTTCATCAGGGTCACCCTCGACATCACCCCGGTGAACGACGGCGGGACCGTGAGGCCGAGGGATGAGGTCGTCAGCGTGGAGCTGCTCGACGCGTCGGCCGCAGGCCGCCGGGCGTGGCACGGGCTGACGCTGACGGGCAGCCGCGTCTACGCCATGGGCGGCGAGAACGCCCTGGCCCAGACGTTGAACGACCTGTGGGAGTTCAACCCGGCGAACATGCAGTGGACGAGGCTGGAGCCGTCCGACGCCCTCCTGCCGCCCGTGAGGCTGGGGCACCAGATGTTCCAGACGACGGGGGCCGTCTACGTGTGGGGTGGGTGGAACTCGTTCGGCTCGCTGTCCGACACCTGGAGGTTCGATCTCGACACCAGGAGGTGGGAGCAGAGGACGTCCTCGCCGCTGCGGCTACAGTACGCCGCCGCGGTGATGAGGGACGATTCCCGCCTGATTGTGTTCGCGGGCCAGTCCGGCCGCACCGAGAGCAGGCAGATATTCCTCTATGTCGTGGACGAGATTCCGGACTCGGACTTCATCACCCTGAACGACTCGTGCATCTGCGGCTCGGCGATCCTCGACATGACCAAGGTGCCGGAGGGCACGGACGAGGACTTCACCTTCCAGCAGGCGGCGCTGCTGCCGACGGTGGCCCACCCGAGGCTGCCGGAGGACTGCTTCCCGTGCGACGTCAGCCAGGAGGGCCAGGAGCTCTGCTGCGAGGACGGCAGGGTCTTCGCCATGGTCCGGGGGAGCTCGTCGCTCCACGGCCCGCTGGAGATTCCGCTCGAGAACCCGAACTGCCAGGTGCTGTGCGCCCTGGTGGCCCACGCGAACGGCAACGCCGACTGCGTCGGCTTCCCGTGCACCGGGTACGACTACGACTACCAGCCGCCCGGCGAGTACGAGTACGAGTACCCCGGCCCCGGCCCGATATGCGGGTGCGTCTTCGTCCGCGTCGGCCGGAAGGACTGCGGCAAGTTCTATGTCGAGTACGACGTGTCCTACAACGTCCCGCAGCCGATCGGCGAGGAGGCCGAGGTCCTGCTGGAGCTGAACTGGATGGTGACGGGTCAGCCGTGCGAGGTGCCCGTCGAGCAGCTCGCCCCGCGGGCGCTCATCGACATCAAGTCGGCCAGGGAGTTCACCTTCTGCGGCGACGGCGTGGACGACAGCGGCAGGCCGGTCCGGTACGTCTGGGAGATATACAACGACGCCACGGGCGTCCTGCTCGACCGCTTCGAGCCCGCCGAGGACCAGCCGGAGGACTACTACCGCGTGCTGTCGTACAAGTTCGCCTTCGCGGGCACCTTCCGGGTCAGGCTCATCGTGCAGTTCCGGGACGACGACATCGCCATCCGGGACACCATCGTGGACGTGGAGTAAGGGGGAGAGATGGGTAGCACAAGGAAAATCGCCGAGAGGCTCGCCGGGGTGACCGGGGGGCCGGGCGGGGAGGACTACTTCACCCCCGAGCAGCGGCGGAGGGTGGACGAGGAGGTCGTGAGGATCAGGGACATGGTGGCCGCGGAGATAAACCGCGTCGCCCCGGAGGTCAGGGCCATGGACCCCGACGGGCTGGCGTACGTCGCCCAGGGAATCCTTGAGGAGCTCATCGACGAGCTCCAGCGGAGGGTGTGACCATGCCGGGGTTCGGCGACGCGTTCTCGGGCCTTTCGCTCGACCGGAAGATGACGGCCGACGAGCTCGTGCGGGCTGTGCGGTTCGCGGTGGCCGCCGAGTACGAGGCGGTCCAGCAGTACACGCAGATAGCCGAGGCGTCCGACAATCCGCTAGTCACCAAGGTCATGCTGGAGGTTGCGGACGAGGAGCGGGTCCACGCGGGCGAGTTCCTGCGGCTCCTGAGGGAGATCGCTCCGGAGGAGGCCGGCCTCTACGAGGAGGGCGGCTCCGAGGTCGAGGACGCCGCGGGAGGCGAGGCCAAGGCGAAGCCGCGCGGCGCGTCCGCGTGGCCGCAGGTGGGCGCGAAGGTCACGCCCAGGGAGCGGACGGAGGCGTATTACTCCGGGTACGCCGGCGCCCCCGAGTGCTTCCTGGAGCCGGGGGAGGTGGCCATCGTGGTCTCGGTGGACAACCCGCCGGTCACGGGACGCCGCGCCAACTTCCTCACCGCCGCGTTCGAGCGCGGGGGCAGGAGATGGACGGTGGCATTGCGGCGGGGGGAGTACGATGTGGTCAAGGACGCTGGCGAGCGGGCCGCGAGGCGGATAGCAAGGAGGCTCGTCGTTAAGCAAGCATAGGGTGCGACCCCCGGGCAGTCCGGGCAGTAGTGTCTACCAGGGCGCCGCAGGACGGCGCCCCGCGGAAAAGGGGCCGCCCCTCCGGGGCGGCCCCTCGTTTTTGTAAGGCCTTTGCCCCGGCGAGGGTTCGGGAGGTGCGACATGGGGAACGCGAGGCGGTTGGCCCGGCGGCTGCTGGCCGAGAGCGAGGGCGCGAGGCGCGAGAGAGAGATCCACGAGCTGGAGCAGCAGTGGGGGAGGCCGCCTGCGGCCCGCCCGCGAACGGGCCCCGCTCCCGAATCTGCATCTCGGCGAGGTCCGGCCCGAGGATGCCGCATATCCCGACGATGTCCCGCCCCTCCAAGCCCCTCGTCCGCCGCCTCTCCCACGCCCTCATCTGCCTGTGCGTCGGCTCCCCGCGCCCCATGGCTGGCCCTCCCCCGTCCGGGGGCCGCCCCGCAGGGGCGGCCTGTGTCCTAATCCGTCGGAACAAAAAACGGTCGGGGCTATCGCCCCCCAATCTCCGTGGGCCAGGTGTGCCCGTTCGCGCAGCACGCCAAGGGCCTGTTGTCCGGCCCCTCCGGCTCCCCCTCGCGCTCGAGCAGCGTCCTCTGGTCGTCCCAGCGCCTGCGGGGCGGTGCGCGCCGAGCTTCCGCTCGGCGAGCGCGCGTACCGCTGCCCGGAGTGCGGCCTTGGGCTGGATCGGGACCTGAACGCGGCGAGGAACCTGCTGGGTCTTTTGGA